TAGACGGTTATGAGAAGTTTGATACTAAGACTGAAGTAAAAGAAGTTGAATCAGAGTGGAGAACCGGTATCGTACTTGCAATTGGGTCTAATCTAGACTCTACTCTCCTCAAATTTGAAGTAGGAGATACTATTGTATTTAATAAGAAATTTGCTAAAGACTTTGATTTATTCAAAGATAGTATGCTGGTAAAATCTTATGATTGTGTTGCAAAGAAAGTTAAGAAATAAGTATTAATGCGTATTAATAGTTGTTGTGGGGCTAGGTCTGCGGATCTAGCCTTTTTATTGCATTAAGTTAAATAGTTAACAAATGTTAAAATATAGTTACCTTTTTAACACTTCACGTTTATGTAATTGTAACAACTATTAAGACAATTAAAAATAATAATTATTATGGTACAGTATAAAGTAGTAAAAGAGTTTGCTTGTGGTAAGAAAGGTGATATCCTTACTTGGAATGATGAAACAGAAATGTTTGAGTTCTATTTTAAAGACGAAACGAGTGAACGTGCTTTGTTTATGGATAAAGATACTTGTGATGAATATGTTGATGAGGGCTATCTCATTGTACTCGATGATGAGGATGAATGTAGCTGTGACGATACTTTGTTGGAAGAGATGTCAGACAAGCTTGATACGATTGCCAATACGATTGATAGTCTCTTAGAACAGTACGAAACAGATCACAAGAAACTCGAAGAGGCTTATAATAATCAAGAAGTACCTACTTGTGTTAAAGTAGAAGCTGATACAGTTTATTATAACCTTACTAAAGTATTAAATAAGATTAAAGATATTATTAATGAATAAACTTGTAAAGGGATGAATTATATTAACCCTTTTAACTAGCTCTCTGGTATATATAGAATATTAAATAAAATTAATGGTAATTGTTATATTGGCAGTTCTCTAAATGTAGAAAAAAGATATAAACATCATTTATCTACTCTTAGACACAACTCCAGTAGATGTTCTATTTTGTAGAAAGCTTTTAATAAATACGGAGAAGATAATTTTGAATTTCAAGTCATATTATGTTGTAAACCAGAATATAGATTATATTATGAACAACAATTAATAAGAGAACTCAATTCATAGTATAATGTATTTACAAATGTGTCAGATAGTCCTTTACGTCAATTTACTTTTACAGAACAATCTAAGTTAAAAATGTCAATAGCGCATAAAGGAAAAAAATTATCAGAATAGCATAAACACAACATATCATTGGCAAATAAAGGTAGAGTTTTTTCAAAAGAATCTAAAGACAAAATTAGAAAAGCTAAACAAAATACAACTCTTAGTCAAGAAACCATTAAGAAAATGAGTGAAGCTAAAAAAGGCAAACCTTGGAGTGAAAAAAGGAGAGCTGCTTACTTAAAAAAGACATACAATGAACAAATTAGTTAAAACGGTTAAGAAAACAGACCTTTACAGAGAATTCCTCAGATCGCTTGATGGCGTACTTTAGCTTACTGACAGGGAGCAGGATATAATGGTATTACTCATTGAATTAGATATTAATACTCCAAAGCTCCCTGGTTACAGTAAGAATGTTATAAGTACAGAAAACAGACGTTATCTAAAAGCCGCAACAGGCATTACAGGTGATAATCTAAGTAGATATATAGGAAGATTAAGAGATAAAGGTCTGATTGTTAAGGGTAAAGCAGATGATGAATGGATGGTTAATCCTGCTTTGATACCTGAAGTGATTGGAGATAGAGTACAAATTACTATCGTATTACGACTAAACAGAGAATAATATGAATATGGAATATATGTCAATTAAACCAGGTTCTATCCTATTACAAAGAGATTATAATTGGATAGTAAGACTCTGGTACAAGATTAGAAAGAAGAATCTTAAGTATAATAAGTTTATTATATTTACAGATGATTGTGATCTAGTTAGTATTCAAGGTGAGCGTAAAGATGCAGTAGTAGCAGAACCTAAGAAGGCTTATAGTAAAAAGGAACTTAAGAGATTGAATACTATTGTTGATTCTAGTAAGGAAGAAGGTGATTGGTTGTCTTCTAATAAAGCTACAGTAGCAGATCTATTTACAGCTATTAATTGTGTTAGACCTGATACCTTTGAGAATACTAAGGATTTGGATGCTTTCCTTGATAATAAGTATTACACTATTAAGGATTTAGCTGATGAACAAAACTGGAGTGAATATATTTATTGAGTTAAGTAAGAAGTATAACCTACCTACTTAGGTAATAAAAACAATATGTACTCACCCATTCCTGTTTGCTAACAGGAAAATAAGCTAGAGAGATGAAAAACCCTTAATGTTTACTTACTTAGGTAAGATAAAGATAAAGAAGAATCATGAGAGATAGAAAGATAATTAGACTGACAAAGATACCAGAGATTGACATAGTTACAGAATTAATTGAGTATATGGTATACTTTAAACTATCGTATCCTACTGGTAATAAAGATACTTGTGAAGTATAGTTAAACGATGTCTCTAATGAAATCATAACTCCTAGCGTTACTTATAAAATGACGGATGATGTTTACTTATATCTGTATTTACTTAGTAATAAAGCGGTAGCAAACATATATAAAGCAATAAAAGATGATTAGAAAGTATGATTTAGACCTTTATCCCATGTCATTGTATATCGGTACAATATCTGACTTTTACAATAGTAAGAAGAGATTTAAGTTCTATGGAACTGTACAAGATATGTTAATTGATGATGATGGCATACCAGCAGATCCAATGGGTTCAGCAGCAACTACCTTCTTAGTAAAAGAAAAGAAAAGTGGTTATAAAGGAGTTATAACTTTCCTAGATGAAGATAGCAATGGAGCTATAAGTGAGTTTCTATTCAATACAATTGCACATGAGTCAACACATATTACTGATGCAATATGGCAATTAATTGGAGCTCGTGCAGAATCTTTTGATGAAAGAAACGAACCTTATGCATACTTAGTAGGATGGGTAGCCGGTAAGATAGGTCAATACATGATAGACTATATAAGAGACAATGAATAAAATAGATAAAGAAACCTCTCTACAATTACTTAAGTTAGAGAGAGAAAACTCTAAGGAAGCCCCTGAGATCATACAGAAGTTGCTAGACTCTGTAGAGAAGGCAGTTGAAGCTGATAAGATATCATACTTTGATTTCATAGAAGATATGATGAAAGGGCTAGAAGAAGTATCTGACGAAGATGATTCTTCATTAGAGAAGAGAGAAAAAGTAGTTAATGATATCTGTCAAAAGTTGATTGATAAATATGAAACAGGGGATAAAGAATGACTTTAAAGATAATAAACTCAGATGGGATTTATTGCCTCTAGAAGAATTAGAAGATATCGTTAAAGTATATACTGAAGGATCAAAGAAGTACGGAGTCAATACTTGGCAGTTACTTAAAGATGGTTACTCTAGATATAAAGCCGCATTATTCAGACATCTTGTGTTATTCGAAAAGGGAGAAGAGATGGACAACGAAACCGGTTGTAGACATCTTGCACAGGTAGCTTGGAATGCTATAGCAATGCTCTACTGTAGTAAGCACGGAGAAACTCAGGAATCCTTAATTGACAAACTCAATAACCGCATATCTAAGAAGATTGATGATTGCAATAGCTTATTAGATATACTCGATATAGATAGTATGATTTCTGAAAAGGAACATAAAAATAGAGAAAATATTGAGGAGTGTCAAAAAAAGGAAGAATCTGAGATAAGAGAAAAGCTTGATAATTTAGGGCATGAGCTAAGCAATAGAACTTACAATCGCTATAATATCAAAGCTGAGTATATATGCAGAAATAATGACGGAAATCACGATGTATATTATGATATTAGCTCATTAGGAGATATACAGAAAGATATATTTGGAATCAATATCGATAAAGATGTAATACCTTGTGTACATTTTACAGGTAGTACTGATTTTCATACGCTAAATATATTAGTTAATAATCTGATAAGGAGATATGAAGATGAACATAACAAAGGAAAGTCTGGAACAGGAAATGGAGATTTATCAAAGAATGATAGAGAAGTATCAAATGGATCCAGAATATGTAAATCCTAATTGCTCTGAGAAACAAGCTAGAGTAATACTAGCACGATTACAAAAAGAATATTATACAAGTTATAGAATAGATTAATATGGAAACTATAATTGGAAAAAACTTAGACTTTACATTAATAGGAGATTCGTTTGAAGATCTTAAGTATAAAAGTGAACGATCATGTTATGAACTTAGTGTTATTAGAATCGCTGAGGACGATGGTAGAATTATCATTGATGAGATAACTAATAATGGCGTAGGAGGATATATCCCCTATAAGAAAGGGCAAATTATCGGTGTAATTCGTAATCGGGAAGGTGAATACATCAAACGTCCTATTGTATTTGATTCACCTGAATTATTAGCCGTAATACTTGAGATTAAAGAACAAGTAGCAGCATATAAAGAAGAGCAATCAGGAAAAGATGAACCTTGTGAATGTAAAGAACCTTGTTCTAATTTAAAAAGAGTATAAAAGAGACTATTAATGAAATTATTTGATATTCTAGGTGGTAATGTAACAATACACGAAGACGCATTAGCTATTCCAGCATTTAAGAAAATATGGGAGAAAGACAAGGCTGACAAACAACACGCTATAGCAGTTATCAGTTATATAGTCTTTAAGAATAAATGGGATAGTCCATATGTACTTAGTATGACCGAGGATATCTTAGAAGAAGCATTAAAGAAAGAATTTTTCCCAGAAGGTTATCAACTTACTCCAGATGAACTAATAGCTGAAGATACATTTAAGAGATTACAATATACTCGTACTCTTGCAATGTTAAATAGTATTAGACTCAAACTAGATACTTTTACTCAATACTATCACGATAGTCTTAAAGAGGAACTAGATGAAAAGAAGATAGAAAAATACTTAGCAGGATTTGCTAAAGTAAAAGATACATATGTTACTCTAGACTTCTTGGAAAAAGCAGTTAAAGCTGGAGAAATGGATACTACTAGGGTTAAAGGTGATGCTAAGATTAATCCTTTCGAATTACCCACTGGTGTTAGAAAATAACACTGCAGAGATACAAAAAAATAACACTATCGTTTAGATAAACAAATTTAAGAGATTATGAAAAAGACTAATGAACTGCCAGACATAATAGTAGATCTGACAGATGATAATAAGACAGTAGAAGAAGCAATTGCAGAATGTGAAGCTGCACGCCAGGTAATTAAGCCTTGGTATAAGAGAATTACCAAACGTATCAAAGGTTGGTTTAAGAAATAAGGTTAAAACATATTCAATCAGCGACGTTACGTGGCGCGTCTAAAAAGAAGCCACGTCTTACTGCCCTATGGTGTAATGGCTAGCACAGGAGGCTCTAACCCTCTTAGTCTGGGTTCGAATCCTAGTGGGGCTACCAATAACTAACTGAAGTATGGCGCGCATACAACGTAACTACCTAAGTCACTTACTGAGTAATTAACAGTAAACACAGCTAATGAAGGTCCGAATCGTAAGTCGGCCAGTTCCTAGGGTCTGGTATAACCTAGAGAGCTATTTCTAGTGCTTTTTGCACTAATTTTAAATTTTTTCATAAAAATGTTTTAAGGTTTGAAGAGAAGGGGTCCGTTGTGAAACGTGCCCCTTTTATTATAGTTAAACATGGTCGATTTTAACAAAAGGATATTAAATAGTAATAAATTTAGAAAGCCAGCACTATAGTTTATAGCAACTGGCTCATATTGTCCGTACCCTAAAGGTACGGCTGAATATATGCGTTTCTGGCAGGAAGAGTAGCAGAAATGTATTAATGGTTATACTGCTGATGATGGAGATTTCATTAGTGGCTATAACTATTTTTATTTAAATTACTGTCCTATTTATCGTTAGGTTAATCGTATAGTGGATGGTAAGAATAAGTCAGAACACATTGTTACATTCCCTGATTTCTGGGATTATGACTATTACTACTTCCAATGTGTAGAACAATGCAAAGAAGAGGGTAAACATTTGTGTGTATTGAAATCCAGACGTAAGGGTTACTCATACAAATGTGCTGCTATGCTATGTCGTAATTACTATTTAATACCTGATTCTAAGTCATATGTATATGCATCTAATAAATAGTATTTGACAGATGATGGTACTCTTACTAAAGCTTGGGGTTACATGGACTTTATTGACGAACATACTGCATGGAGTAAAAAGAGATCTGTTAGTACTCAGCTTAGACGTAGAGCAGGTATGTGGGTTACTGATGAATACGGTAATAAGATTGAAGTAGGTTATAAGTCTGAAATCATTGGAGTTACTTTGAAAGATAATCCAGACGTAGTACGTGGTAAGATTGCTAATCTTATTATGTTTGAAGAGGCCGGTTCTTTTAAAGAATTAAGTGCGGCATGGCAAATTGCTAGACCTTCTGTAGAGACAGACGGTATAGCATTTGGTACTATGATTGCATATGGTACAGGTGGTGATACGGATTCTAACTTTGCTACACTTAAAGAGATGTTTTATAAGCCAAAAGGATTTAATTGCCTCGAACTTAATAACATCTGGGATGAAGCAGTAGACAACACTAAATGCGGATTCTTTATACCTTAGTATGCCAACATGGATATACGTGACGATAAAGGTAATCGTCTGTATATGGATAATGATGGTAATACTCTGACCTATAAAGCAAGGGAGTATATACTGTCTGAAAGAAAGATAGTTATTGAGAATTCTACTAATTCTGTAGCCGTAGATAGATATATTGCGGAACGTCCTATTACTCCTGCTGAAGCGTGTTTGGAATTCAATGGTAACATATTTCCTAAGAAAGAACTACAAGAACAATTAGCAAGAATACGCACTAATAAGAAGTTAACCAACCATAAACAAATAGGGGATTTAGTGTGGGAATCTGATGGATCCTTAAAGTGGATAGTAAAGAAACAAGGTGATATTACTAAATATCCATTAGGTAAAGACGATGATCCTACTGGTTCTATAGTAATATGGGAACATCCTGTAAAAGATGCTCCTATTGGTTTATACATACTTGGGGTAGACCCTTATGATCACGATTAGTCAGGTACTAATTCATTAGGTTCTACATTCGTTTATAAGCGTTTTTAGGGCTTTGAAAACTATTATGATATAATTGTAGCTGAATACACTGGAAGACCTTCTACAGCAGAAGAATATTATGAAAACTTACGTAAATTAGCGGTTTATTACAATGGTAGAATTATGTATGAAAATGAGCGCAAAGGCTTGTTTCCATATTTTACTGCTAAGCATTGTGACTACTTGTTGGCTGATTAGCCAGACATTATATCTGATATTGTTGGTAATTCTAAAGTTTAGCGTAAGAAAGGCTGCCACATGAATAAGTAGATAAAGCAATGGGGTGAAGGATTGATCAAAGACTGGCTTAATGAGGAAAAATCCCCAGGGCATAAAAACCTGCATGAGATACTGTCAGAACCGCTATTAGAAGAACTTATAGGTTACAATGATATAGGTAACTTTGACCGTGTCATGGCGTTGATGCAGGTAATGATTTATCGGGAACAACTATACAATGTAGTTGTTAAAGAGAAGAAAAAAAGTAATAGAGAACGACTATTATTCGACGGTCCTCTATTTACTTATGATAATTATAGCTATGACGATAGTTATAATCAAGTCGATGAAGATGTATATACATTTAATTAACAGAATATGATAAGTAAAAATATTGGTTCATTTCCAGTATAGAAACTACCTATGTCAAAGAAGACAAAGGACTGGAAAGAAGCATGCGTAAATTACATAATCGGTAAATCTGGATTTAGTAGTGGCAGTGGTAATAATGGCCGTACTAGATATGAAGAGATGTAGACATACTATGATTTATACAATAGTATCTATAATGAAAAGGATTTACTTTATGTTACTAACCCTTTTAAATAGAAAGACGGCTTCCCAGCTACTGCACAGGACTATAACATAATTAAGCCTAAAGTTGACTTATTACTCGGAGAAGAAACTAAAAGACCCTTTAATTTTAGAGTTGTACGTACTAGCGATAATGCTACTAGTGACATACAAGAGAGAGCTAAGTAGATGCTTACCGATTATATAATGGGTATGATCATGGCTAATATGGGTCCCGAAGAGGCTATGAGATTTCAGCAAGCTATATAGTCTGGAGAAATAATGCCTCCCGAATAGATTCAAAAGTATTTGAATAAAGACTATAAGGATATTGCTGAAACTACTGCATATCATAGCCTCAACTATTTAAAGAACAAACTTAATATAACCCATGAGTTCTATAAAGGGTGGAAGGATGCTTTAATTGCTGGAGAAGAGATATACTATGTAGGTATTATTAACGGCAATCCTTACTTAGAGAGAGTAAATCCTTTATACTTTAGTTATGATCAGACTGCAGATTTAGAATTTATACACGACTCAGATTGGTGCTGTCGTAAGATGATTATGTCAGCTACTGAGATATATGATAGATTCTATGACAAAATGTCTGAAAAGCAATTGAATGAGTTGCTTGAGATGATTGAAAACACTAGTAGAGGTGGTATTAATCCAGAAGTAAGAAAGACATCTTTAGACTATCCACATATTAAAACACATACTATTAATGGGTTTACTTCTAATCCATTTGAAGGTAGTGATAATATTAATGTATGGCATTGCTGTTGGAAGTCATTTAAAAAGATAGGATTCGTCACATATTAGGACCCTGAAACTGGCGAGATTGATGAATTACAAGTAGACGAATCCTATAAAGTTACAGGACTAGAAATAAATGTAGAATGGTCTTGGATTATAGAAGTGTGGGAAGGATATAGAGTGGGAGAAGATTTATATATAGGTATACAACCACTTGAGTATCAACACATATCTGCAGATAACTTAAACTCTTAGAAATTACCTTATACAGGAGTAGTATACAATAATACCAATAGTTCTCCTAGATCATTAGTAAGTATGATGAAGCCTTTACAATACATGTATATTGTACTCTGGTATCGTCTCGAATTGGCTATGTCTAGAGATAAAGGTAAAGTACCAGTTATTGATGTTACTTAGATACCTAAATCTATGGGTATTGATGTAAATAAGTGGATGCATTACTTAGGAGCTTTAGGTGTTGTCTTTATTAATCCATATGAAGAAGGTTGGGATATACCTGGTCGTGAGGGAGGTAAGCCTTCGTAGTTCAATCAGTTCTAGGCATTAGATTTAAGTATGGCTAATACTATTGATTAGTATATTAATCTAATGAATAAGATTGAAGACATGGTATCTGAAATCTCAGGAGTAAGTAAACAACGTGAGGGTTCTATTGCGTCTAATGAATTAGTAGGTAATGTAGAACGTTCTATGGTACAATCTGCTCATATTACTGAGCCTTGGTTCTGGGTACACAATTAGGTAAAGAAAGAAGCTCTTACTATGCTTCTAGATACATCAAAAGTAGCATGGAAAGATAATAAGCGTTGTCTTCATTATATATTAGATGATGCTACTAGAGCATTTATAACACTATCTGATGAATTCTTCTATGAAGATATGGATGTATTTGTAGATGATACAACCAAGAATCAACAACAGGTAGAGGCTCTTAAACAGCTTATGCAACCTGCTATGCAGAATGGTGCTAGCTTACTTGATATTGCTGAAATTATTACTATGGACAACGTTAGTATGATTAAGCAACGTCTTGAAGAAATAGAGCAAAAGAGAATGGAACAGCAACAAGCTATGGAACAAGCTCAAGCAGAACGTGAAATGCAAATGGCTCAAATTCAGAATGAAATTAAAGAAGAAGAGCTTATGCTTAAGGAAGCTGAAATGGATCTTAAGAAATATGAAATTGATTCTAATAATGCTACTAAGATAACTGTTGCTCAATTAAATGCTTATAGAGGTGCCGAGAATATGGATCAAGATATGAATAGAATACCTGATCCTATAGAAATAGGTAAACAAGCCATTGAACAACAAAAGGTAAATTCTGATATTGCTTCTAAACAATTTGAGTTCAATAATAAGAAACGTGAAATGGAAATGAAACGTGAAATTGAGAATAAGAAGATTGAGCTCGAAAAGCAGAAAATGAAGCAAGAAATGGAATTACAGAAACAAAAAGATGCAGAAGCATATAAGAGAGAACAACTCAAAGCTAAAACAGCTTTGAAGAACAAAACTAATGCTGAGGCAGCTAGAAGTAAGAAATAATCATGAAGATAATTAAGAATAAATTTATACCATTTAAAGGATATAAATTAATGAACTTCTTTGGTATTATATTTCAGAGAAATGATGCTGTAGTAACAATGACAGAGTATAACCATGAGAAAATCCATTTGAAATAGATGCAAGAAATGTTGTGGATTGGTTTCTACTTATGGTATGCTATAGAATATCTTTGTATAATGCTGTCCTGTAAATGGAATAAACAGAGTGATAGATATCACGATGTTAGCTTCGAAGAAGAAGCACACAATAATGATAAGAACCTAAACTATTGTAAAGAGCGTAAGCACTATGCGTGGTTTAAGTATTTAAAAATAGGTAGTTATAAAAGTAAAAAGGAGAAATAATTATGGCATGTGGTGGAAAGAAATCCGGCGGTAAAAAAGGAAAAGGCGGAAAAGGTAGTAAATGATTGAATTATGGATAAACAAGCATTTAAATAGAGAATGCAGAACCTAAAGTCTTACCGGGAGAATAATCCCGGTAAAGGCTATTGGGATTGGAAAGTACAAGCCTATCAGAATGGTGGCAGACATGCTTTAGGTGTTGGTTAGGTATTTGCCTCACTTGCTGATATGTTGTTCAATAAGGAAAGAAGAACACCAGCTATAGCAGCTGCTGCATATTATACTATACATCAAACTCAGAATGACCCAGTATTAGCTCCAGTTGAAGCGCCACTTGTAGAACCTATAGCAGATGCAATAAAGAGTGTAGACGAAACTCCATATGATCCAGGAGAAGTGTTTCTATTATCTCCTGAAAATCAAAAGAAGCAGATGACAAAGAATCCTAATTATAGAGTAGTAGATACTAACAGTGAGGAAGACCCCTATGGAATTGTAAGAAGAGCTGCTAACTATCACAAAGAAATTCATGGAGAAGTACCTGTGTATGAGTATATTGCTGATTCTGACACAACTATTAAAAGAAGTAATTTAATTCCAGTAGGAACATTACCTCTAGGTGAATATACTCCAGAATTACCTCATGCTGGTAGTTATAATTCTGTATTGTACTACAATGCTAGTAATGACAAACTCTATCAGAGAGCATACGATTTGAATGATTATGGCCCTACTGATACTAAGGATAAGAATAAGGAGCTTGTCTAATATGGATGAAAAAATGAACATAATGCCACAGTATCCAATACCTAGCTATAAGTACGGAGGGATACATATAAAGAAAAAGAATAGAGGTAAATTTACAAAGTCTGCCAAAGCCGCAGGTCAAAGTGTACAAGAACATGCACACAGTGTAATGAATAATCCAAAAGCCTCTACTCTATAGAGACGCAGAGCTAATTTTGCTATTCAGGCTAAGAAGTGGGCTAAGAAGAGAAAAAAGAAATAAATCTAATTATTAAATAATTATGGAAAATAAGAACACATTAAATGGTTTTGAGGCTATTCTTGAAAGCCTTAATCCTAATGTAGGTGCTAATAAAACTAAAGAAATTGATAATATCGATAATGAATTTGATGCAGTTGAAGAGCTGACAGATGAGGAGTTGGAAGCACTACGAGGTAAAACAAGTAAGAAATCTACAAATAATAAAGAAGATGAAGAAGAGGAAGAAGATGATGTAGATGACAAAGGTGAAGAAGACGACGACATTGAAACTAATGAGCCTTCAAAAACTAAGAAGTCTAGTAAGAAGACAACTAAGACTGACAAGGATAATGACACTGTGGATGAAAAAGGAGAGGAGGATGATATAGATTCCGATGATGGAACTACTTCCGAAGAACTAATCGTTAACTTCTTTGATTCATTGTCTGAACAGTTAGGTTGGTCTGATGTAGAAGATGAAGATAAGCCTAAGACTGCAGAAGACCTTATTGAATATTTTAAAGATGTAATTGAAGAAAACTCTGTACCTCAGTATGCTAGTGAGGAAGTAGAGAAACTTGATGAATTTGTACGTAATGGAGGTAACCTTAAAGATTATTTTAGTATTGACGCTGATATTGATCTTGACAATATCGAGGTGGAGGATAACGAAATAAATCAGAAATTAGTTATAAAGGAGTTTTTGAAAGAGAAAGGCCTCTCTGCTAAACTGATTGATAAGAAGATTACCAAGTATGAAGATGCTGGTATTCTTGAAGATGAAGCTGTGGATGCATTAGAGGCTCTTAAAGACATCAAAGCTGAAAGGAAGGAAAAGCTATTAGAGGAGCAACAAAAGTCTGCAAGAGAGGCTTAGAAGCAGCAACAGACATTCTTTAATAACGTTGTCTCTGAAATAAAAGGCATGGATAGCATTTATGGTATTGAAATTCCAGAAAAAGACAAACGAGCTTTGTTGGAATATATATTTAAACCTGATGCAGAAGGTGTTACCAAGTATCAGAAAGATTATGCTAAAAGCCTTAAGAATTTGATTACTTCCGCTTACTTTACTATGAAGGGTGATAGTTTGATTACTATTGCAAAGCAGAAAGGTAAGAAAGACGCTCTAGATAATTTCAAAAATAGTTTGAGAGGAAGTGGAGTTACTAAGAAGTCTAGGAAGCAAGTTATAAACAATGACAGTACCTCAACTATTTGGGATACTTTTGCACGACAACTACGTGTCGCATAATAAAATTAAAACAAATAAATTAAATTACTAGTATTTTTATGGATAACAGTATTCTTAACAATCTGCAACTATACAAAGGTAAGTGGTTTTCTGACCTGATTGATACTGCGAAGATTTCTGTAGCTTCTCAGTAGAATCCGTATCAGGTTTCTACCATTCTGTCTTATGTATTCGGTACTAAAGATAGTGGCTATAGCACTTCTTTGGATATGTTGACAGGTGGTCTTGGCAACGTTATGACTATCGATCAGCCTTCATTTGAATGGTCTGTAATGATCGATGCTGACCGTGCCGTAACAATTAGAGACGCTAAATGGAATGGCGCAGCTATTACTTCTACTTCTACTGCAGGTTTGGGTAACACACCTATTATGTTGTGGTTGGAAGATAACTGGTTTGGTCCTGGTGCTATTCTTGAGTTTGATAACAAGGAATTCCAAGTACGTGTATCTGGCGCACCTTATCAAGATGGAAATCTGTGGGTATATACTTGTTTTGTAGCCGATGGTCAACCTTCATCTTATATTCCTGCTGAATATCTTGAAGCTGGAAAGCAGGTTTCTCGTCTTGCTTCTGCATACGAGGAATACAGTGAAGAGGGTGATATCTTGAACTATAACACTCACTTCAAGATGCGTAACTACCTTACTACGATTCGTATTAACTACGATATCACTGGTTCTGCCTATTCTACTGTAATGGCTATTGCTCTGAAAGATCCTGCAACTGGTAAGACTTCTTACTTGTGGGCTGATTATCAGGAATGGAAAGCTTTGCGTGAATGGTATAAGAGATGTGAACGTATGTTGGTTTACATGAAGACTAATGTAAACAAAGACGGTTCTTGTAATTTGAAGGGTACTAACGGCCGTCCGGTATTTATCGGTGCTGGTTTGTTGGAACAGATTGCTCCGTCTAACAGACGTTATTACACTCGTTTAACTGGTGAAATGTTGGAAGACTTCTTGTTCGATCTGTCTTACAACTGTCTTGGTACTAACGAACGTAAGTTTGTTGCCTTGACTGGTGAAATGGGTATGCGTGAGTTTGACCGTATCTTGAAAGAGAAGGTAGCTACTATGAATCTGATGGATACAGTATTTGTAACTGGTTCTGGTGATAACCTTACTTTTGGTGGTCAGTTCAAGACTTACAAAATGACCAACGGTATCGAGTTGACTCTGAAGTACTTCCCGCTGTATGACGATACTACTTATAACCGTGAATTGCATCCGGTAACCTTGAAACCGAAGGAATCATATCGTATGACTTTCTTGGATCTTGGTCGTCGTGATGGTGAAGCTAACATCGTTAAAGTAGTACGTAAAGATCGTGAATTCGTAACTTGGTATACTGGTGGTGCTGTAGCTCCGAATGGTTATGCTAAGTCTAAAGATACTCTGAGATCTAACGGTAAAGACGGTTACACCGTATTCTTCCTTGGTGAAATGGGTATCATGTTGAGAGATCCCCGCGCATGTGGCGAATTAATTCTCGAGTGATGTAAAAAACTGACAGTCTGTGGTAACTTTTATTAATTCTATACGTTATATATGTATAAACAATAAAAGTTATAACTTATGGAAAATACATATAGAATTTATAAAATTACCAACAGACTAAACAATAAAATATATATAGGTCAAACTAAAAGAGAAATCTTTAAACGCTTTTCTGATCACATGAGTCACGCTATTAAATCAAAAAGGCCTAATGATTTAAATTGTGCTCTCTATATAGCAGTAAGAGAAGATAAACCAGAAAATTTCAGTGTAGAATTACTTGAAGAATTTACTGGAACAAGACATCAAGCTGATAAAAAAGAAATAGAATGGATTGCCAAACTCAATAGTACTAATCCAGAAATAGGTTATAATACAGATAAAGGCGGTCATGTAATTTCTGAAAAATGTAGAGAAGCTAGAAGACAACAGTTATTAGGATCAAAGTTAACTGGCTCTCAACTAGAGATAGTAAGAGAAAACGGGATGAAGATAGCAAAAGCAGTATATCAATATGACCCAAAGACGGGAGAATTAATAGGAGAATATCCCAGTATTATTGGAGCGTCTAGATCTACAGGATGTGACAGAAGAACCATTCAAAGACAATTAAGTGGAGAATCTAATACAGGCTCGGCTCACTCTTTAGGAAACTTAAAATATATTTGGAGATATAAAGAATAAGCTAATAAAGGCCAGTTTCGGCTGGCCTTTTCTTTTTCCTAACTTGATAGAATCTAATATTTAATATTATGGAAGTAATCGTTAGAATAGTTAAAGTAAATCCTTGGACCGGACTTACAAAATGGCCTACAACATTTGATTATGTAGGACCTTACTGGACTAGATCTGGTAATATCTACACTGGCTTGAGTACAGAAGATGCTCGTAGATTAGAGAAAGCCTTAAATAAAGAAGAAGGTGAGTTGTCTCCTAATAGCGATTTTTGGACTACCTTCGCAGTTAAACTTGGTAAAAGAGATCTAATACTGGATACAGATAAGCCGTTGGATGAATTGCAATATCTGTTCCTTAAAGGTCACAAACGAGTAGCAGATGGATTAGCTAATATGAATCCTTCTAAAGACTATGTACTGATTAATAAAGACTCTGAAGCAGAACAAGCTAATCGTATCAATAAGATTAAGCGTGAAGCATATAGAGAATTAGATAAAATGTCTATTGAAGATATGCGTAAGTGCTTGCGTTTATATGGTATGAAATCAGATACTATGTCAAATGAACTCGTTGAAGCTAAGCTTACTGAACAAGTTGAAACAGCACCTGATAAGTTTATGTTGAAATGGGTAAATAACCCAAATAAAGAAATTAACTTTGTCATTGAAGAAGCTATTGCTAAAAATATTATTCGTAAGAATAGAACTCAATACTTCTTTGGTACAGATCTGATTGGTAATGGTATTGATGATGTTATTGTTTACTTACAAGATAAGAAAAATCAAGACATTAAGTTAGCCATTATGAATGAAATTAAATCCAAATAATGAAGATATCTGATTTACATAAGGCATTTAAAGTTCTCATGGATAAGAATTCAGAGGCAGTCGCTTTCGGTGGCTGCCCTGCATTCCTTCCTGAAGAAATAGATTTGTTTCTTAATTAGGCTTATATAGAAGTAATATGTAATAAGTACACCGGTAACAATACTATGAAAGTAGGATTCGAAGGTGCCGTTAAGCGTATTGCTGATTTATAGAAGTTAATTAAGACAGATACTGCACAACCTTTAGTATATCCATACTCTAGCTCTAATGTTCTTACTCTATCTAATTTCTTTAAAGACAATCAAGAACTTAAGAGAATGTTCTATGTAGATTGTGTATTACACTTCAATGATGAAGTTGCTATATGTACACTTATAGATCATGAAAAGGCTAAAGGATTCTTATAGACATATAATAATATGCCTTGGATAGAAACCCCTGTAGCAGTATTAGAAGATAATACACTGAAGATATATATAGATCCTATACGTATGTCTGCTGATACTTATACTGCTGATATTACTTATATTAAGTATCCTCAGAACATAAGCTATACAGACTACAATAAGGATATCACTGAGGTTCCTGATTACATATTAAATGAGGTAATTGATAGAGCTGTAGAAATAGCACTAGAGACTATAGAATCTCAGAGAACACAGACTAAAGTACAACTTGATAGCTTGAATGAATAATGAGTCCACGTGAAATGCAAATAGAGGTAGAAAGAAGACTATAGCTGATTAGTCCTACATTAGCTATTGATAATAAACTACCATCTGATACTATATTATCATTTATTAATGAAGCTGTCGATAAGTTCTGGAAGACTAGATATTCAGGTATCAATTTCAAACAAAGAGGCTTCGAGTAGGACTAGAAACGTACTGATGATTTACGTACTTTGGTTACAAAGTACACTTATAAAGATAATGGCATTACTAAGGTTAATCAAGAAACCTATACAGTTACCTTACCTGACGATTATGTAATACTATTAGGTGATACAGCAGGTATAGCTCCTGCAGATGGTATTACTAATGATTGTTGGGAGAAAGATTCTGAAGGTAACTATAAAGTTAAGTATAGTGATACTATAGAAGGTACTATTGAAACTGTAGACAGAATCAAAGAGAATTCATTATCAGAGTATCATCTAAAGTATACTAAAGCTAAACCTATCAAACTCATGTAGGATAATACTATTACTTTATATACTGATGGTAATTATAAGGTAGCTGAATATACTATTGAGTATTTAAAGAAACCAAGTAAAGTAGACCTTAAAGCTAATCCTACTGATGAGTATACAGACCTTCCTAGTCATACTCATATGGAAATAGTTAAATTAGCAGTATAGTTAATATTAGCTACTTTACCAAATTATAATGTATATTCTAATGAAGTAAATTCAATGGAATAACATTAACAGAAAGCGCTTATTGACGTGGAAATTAAACTTTTAAACAAGTTAGGAAAGTAGAAAGTAAGCGAAAATAGACAGAAGCGCTTAATATGTCTAATTTAAAATAACAATTATATTATATGATAACTTCAGTTCACACCGTTCTTATCGGTAAGGAATGTCCTGCTAGCTATACTACTGTAGATGCTTTGAATGCTGGTGAAGTAGCTTTGTTTGATCAGAATAAAGCTATCCTTAAAACAGCAGCAGAAGCCGCTAAGGCTAGCTCACTCTATGTAGGTGTTGCAGGTGAAAAGATCAATGTTACTATGCCTAATGGTAATGTTGCTTAGAAAGCTAATATTGAATTCTCTAATGAGATTCAGAAGAGTTCTAAACCATCTGCCGTAATCGGTCAGCATGTAGAACCTACTCAAGATAAAGTAGTTATTACTTTGACTAATGCTACTATTGTAGCTGGTCACAGATATGTACTTCGTGTATTGTATAAAGATATTGAAGCTAATAACTTCCAATTTACTCATACTTATGAAGTATATGCTGAATCAAATGAAGCACAGAAATTAGCGGAAGCTTTTGTAAAGAAAATTAATGCTCACAAGAATCGTCGTATTCAGGCTGAGAATGCTGCTGCTGTTCTCACTTTGACTGCTATGGTTAAAGATGATAATGAAGGTGTTTATTCTCTGAATGAATACTCTGTAGTAGATATGGAAGTATCTCTGTATCATACTGTTCCTGGTGCATTGCTTGCTAATCAGCCGGAAGCAGTATCTGGTGCTACTATTGCTAAGACTCCAGGTAATCCTGGTAAAGGTTTCTGGAAGCAAGTTCGTGATGCAGAAGTACGCTACATGGGCTATAAAGGTCATGTGTTTACTGGTGCATATCCTGAAGTAGAACAGGCTCGCAAAGTAGTAGAAGGTACTTCTTATGACTATGCAGTAATTGAAAATGATAACCTGTATCTGAGTAATGACAACCAATATATTAAGACTATTCCGTTGACTACGGAAGTATACTGTCCTAGTATGGTTAATTCTATCGTTGATAAAGGTATTCAGTCATTTATCAAAGGTGAAACTGTAGCATAATAAAAACAGTGTTTCAGTGTGCTGACAAGGGCTATGGGGCTAAATAGCCCTGTAGCCTTTTTTTATTTAAAAGTATTAATATGAAGATAACTGGTATAACAATAGTAAAACACAACATAGTAGTAGAATTAGATACAAAGATACCTGATTCAGTAGATTCTAATTTGTATTTATACATAGACACACTGAATAACTATTCTAACAGGAGTTCAGTAAATCCTGATAAGCATTCATATAGATTATTAGTATTAGGTACAGACTATAGCTCTGATGTAAAGATTGACGAATAGAGATTATCTATAGTAATAGATTCTAATAAATTAGAAAATATGTGTATGAGTGCGTTTATTGCTACTATAGATAATTCAAGTCAATTCTTTTTCAATCAAGCTGATATATATTATAAAGAAGTAGAATTACTATGTAAGAACTGTAGTACTTGTTTAGATGATCAGCAAATAGATAGAATGATATTGTTTTTATTGAAACAAGATCTGTTAAGTTACGCTATCAATAATAACTTAATAGACGATGCAGTACAGTATTATACAGATATAGCTAGAATGCTAAATATATGTTTAGATACTAAAACTACATTCTACAATAACCACGATTGCTTTGCTTGTAATAAAACTTGTAGAAACGGAGTTTGTTCATTATGCTAATAGATGATATATATAGAATAGGTAAAGAGTATAACTTAAAAGTTAAGTACAACTCTAATCAAGGTATACCTTGTATACGTAAATGGGTTTGTGCTAATCATATTGCTCGTCTATTAGAAAGTGATTTAAAGTTTACAGATGAACAAATAGATTGTCTTAGAGCATTGATAAGCAAGTTAGTACATCCTTTGGATGAAATGTGGAAGGATACTTCAGAAACTGATGATAAAGCAATACTGCTAGAACAAAGTTTAGGAGTAGATTTAGGTATAAAAACATTCTATGACGAACTTTTAATTTGTGAAAAATGACTCCATTAGAAGAACAAGTACAGAAAAATACCACATCTATTAAGACTATATCAGATAGTCTAATATAGTATGCTAAAGATACAGACTTAGATAAGTCTAATGAGAATATATCAGCTAATACATCTGATATAGAAGAATTACGTAATAATATAGGCAGTCTACAAACTCAAATTAATCTATAGAATCGTATTGAGTAGATGAAGGATACTAATATAGTAGATGCTGCTAAATTAGACTTACTTTAGTATGATGGTAAAAGATGGTCAAATATTGCTGCTAATAAGGTAGTAACTGGCTTACTTGGTAAATTAGTTGATTTACAAGATGTATCTATTAATAATTTACGTAATGACAATGCATTAGCATGGGATAGTGAATTATAGAAGTGGACTAATAAGAACCTGAATACAGAGATATATGATGATGTATTCTTAAGTAAGATCAAGCCTGATTCTACTGCTTACGAAGTATGGTTTAAAGAATCAGCAATATTTGGTCAAGAAGGTTTTGCATCAGGTCTTACAGGATTTGGTGGTAAGATTGACAGATATGGTCATGCTGAATTTGATAGTCTTACTTTACGTAGATTCCTTGAAGTACCTGAATTGAGATATAATCGTGTAGAGATTCAATTAGGAGATAAGTGGAATGCTCCTGGCGCAGGTGTAATAGAAAGTGTAGAACAAACAGATGAATATTCAGGTGTTATTACACTGAAACTAGAAGAAGGAGAATACGGGGCTGTATCAATGGGTGACTTATGTATGGGTATATATCATTCAGAGAAGACAGATGAAAATGCTGAACACGATGAAGATGATGGTAGAGGTAATAGAAAGTTTGCGGGTTTCTATACTGTTTACTTTGAAGTTACTAACATACTAGATGCACAAAATAAGAAATTTGGTTACAAGCTTAGGCCAGTAGATGATTATTGGAATATGACGTTTCACCCATGTGCTCAAATGAACTTTGTTGCATATGGTAATAAAACTAATGTAGATCGCCAAACATCTTGTTACTCAACTCGTACTTATACACGTTACTTAGTAAACTAGAATACTTGGGATTAGAAGGCTAAGAATATTGCAATGCAATTTGGTAATCTTGATAATCTCAATATGTTTGGTTACGATATGAGAGGATATTCGGCATATCTTAATTCAGTATACTTTACCGGTACTATTACTCAAGTAAAGCCAAATGGAGAAGAGATAAGATATGCTAATGATAGAGGACCTTGGGAACCAGACACTCACTATGATTACTATGATAGAGTAAGTGTATTAGGTTACTTATGGTTATGTGTTAATATAAACGGTACCGATACTAAACCTAGCGATAGTAATCCGGATTGGTTAATGCAGGTATCTAAAGGTGATACAGGAGAAGGTTTAATAGTACGTAGGTCTGAATGGTGGCCTGGTAGACTATATTGCAATGAAAGTGAAGTATCTCCAACAGTACAACCATTGAGGTACTTAGATATTGCTTTAATTAAAGATTTAGGAACTTCTACAGGTTATAAAGCATACAAATGTATATCTACTATAGATAGAGGTCACGGACAAGGCAAACACTTATCTTCTAGTGATAACAAGCCTGGTACTCCCGGTGGAGTTGAATATTGGGAAGAATTAGCTCAGAATGTAGCTAGTATTTATACTGATTTGATTATAGCTAAAAATGCTAAATTAGACTTTATTACTGGTAACTCATTAAGAGTTGGTTATCAAACTGGTAATACTACTAATGATTTTCATGTAGTAGCAGGTATTACTGGTGAAGGTGGTAATGATAACAATTCTGTTCGTATATGGGCCGGTACTACTGAAGAGAATAGGGCTAACGCTCCATTCTTAGTTAGACAAGATGGTAGAATGGTAGCTAATAACGCATCCATAAGGGGAGAAATAGAAGCATTATCTGGTACTATTTAGTCACTTGAAATTACAGGTGTGCTATTTGGTGGTACAGAGACAAACGGAATGAAGCTGTTCTCTAGTTATATAAAGTTTAAGGAAGGTGAAAGAGAAGCATTAATAGGTACTCCTAATTCTTTAGGTTATTCATACTTTGGTTCTTTTAAAAGTAATGCTAATGATTTTAGTACTGCATAGATAAATGATGGTCTGTACTTTGATATTACTGGTAGTTTAATTCGTAATATGGCAATATATGGCTTTGGAAGTTTGTCATTACATGGGGATGTAGTAGGTTATAAACTTGCTTATGCTACAGATCCTATTGAAAACTAGATACTGTATCAATAGTATTCAAGGACTATATTTATAGGTAGTAGCGTTAGACGTATGTGGTATGGATTACCACATCTTGATAGCGTAAAAACAAAGTTAGCCATACAAACTGTTGAATGGGCCGTTCCTGTAACATTTGTTTATAACCCACGTAGTAATCCAAAAGAATGCAATATATGGGGTAGAGGAAATAATGACAGTGCTCCTAATAGACCTATATTATATGATAATAATGGTAATAGAATAGAATGGATTACTGTGAATGTAGGAGATGTTATGGATTTTCTATTAGTATATTCACAAAACAAATATTATGCAATACTTAGAAGTAGATCTATTTAATTATGAAAATAAATTTTGCACAACTGGAAGTATACACTGACATCCAAAAAACAAATAAAATTTGTATGGATGCGAGACAACAATTAGGTGAATTGATTTATGAAGTAGGTAGTGGTATTAAAGCTCATTCGTTAGCTTTAAAGATATATAATTCTGAAGATGAGCTAGAATATACAGATGAAGAAATGCAAATTATTATGCAATTTGTAAATCAATACTGTAAGCCTGCTATTATAGATGCTATTAATGCATTAAAAACAGAATAAGTAATATGATTACAAAAGGAATTAGAATAAGTCAGTTAGTCGAAAGGAAAGATCTCAATGGTAAAGAAATAATTCCTTTTCAAGATGGCATTCATAATGGTAAGTTAAGTATATAGTCCTTAATAGATTATATAGGGGATATATCTGATAGTGATTTAGAACTACAAGCTTTAATAAAAATATAGAAGTTTGTAGATACAGTATCAGAAATGGACTTACTGTTATATCAAGCTAAAGAAGGAGATATTTACTACTGCAAAGAAAATAAGAAACTATACGTTAGAAGTTTTAATAAGTGGGATATGTTAGACCCACTTACATCTAAAGTATATGTATTAGTAGGTTTAGACGAGTATAATAGAACTAATATCATACATCTTTGGGATGGTAATGATATGGTAGTTATGTCAGAAAGACTATTTATTGGAGAAGTAACTGGTACTGCGTATGATGGTGGTAAAGGTAAGCATTTAGCTGATATAGCTAATAGTTTACCTGATAACGTCATTAGAGAAGTTGCAGACTTTACTACAGATGGTTCAACTGTTACTTTCAACTATGAGTATGACGTTAAACAGGAATCAGGTTTGTTTGATGGTGATGCTCAAGGTAGTAAAACTATTCCATCAGCTACTACTAGTAATGCAGGCGTTATGTCTGCTACAGATAAAGTAAAAGTAGATAAGATAGTTACTGACGGAGATGGTAATAAGTATTTAACTGATAATGGTAATTATCAGGAATTAATAGAAGATACTACAGAAACTATAAAGACTACTGATGCTATACCGGTTGCAGGTGGTCCGTTAGCTGACTTACTTAACAAAGCTGGTATAAACAGTATTAGTCCTGATACAAGCATGTAGGATTTATTTGTATCTTTATTTACTAAAGAATTATGGCCTACTAATCTTGTGTTCAAAGAAGGTACAGTTAGTGCAGCTATTGCAGCTCCTTCATTTACATTAAGTAATACAGGCTTAGTAGAAGTAGGTGCTACTGTTACTATTGGGAAGACTACATTATCTGCTGCTACTATGTCTACTACAGCAAGAACATATAGTGGATTTACTTACGGTTATAGTTCCTCTAATGATAATACAAAGGATTCTTCTAATACTACTATTACAGTTAATGCTAGTAATGTAGCTTTGAATTCTGTTAATTATACTATGAAGCGTACTACTAACGGAAGTGTAGAAAATGCTACTGCTAATACTAATCATGCTTAGGTTACTTTAGATAGTAAAACATTTAAAGCTATTGAAGGTACTAATACAGTGAAAGTAGATATAACTGGACCTACAGCTAACGCTACATTTGCTTCTATGCCTGTATATTATGCGTGTAGTAACTTAGGTAAAACTAATGAAGAACATAAGACAGAGCCTAAAGATACTACTACAAAGACTAGTACGATTCCTTCTAATTCCAAAACATTAAATGTTACCGGTGTCTATCCTTACTATACTAATAAGGACAATATTACTGCATTTGCTAAATTACCTTTAACTACAAATAAAACACTAGATGTAACATTTGTAGCTGAAACAGCAAGTAATAAGCATATATTCAAACTACCATCTAAGTTCAATGTAACTAAAATCACTTTGCTTAATACTCTTAGTGGTCAATATGAAAACTACGATGTAAGTAGGTTCTCAGTTACTACTGAAACTATAGATGTATAGGGAACTGGAACACAATATAAAGTATATACTCGTAATGATGGAACTAACGGTTCATCTTCATTTAAAATAACATTCGCTTAATTATGAGAGATAGAGGAACATTTAATTTTAGTGGTAATCTTGAAGTAAAGAAAGATGCCCCTCTCGAAGCTAGATCGTTAGTTAACTCATATGCAGATCTAGTAAAACCAGAAACTTGGACTGATGAGCAAGGAGGTATATGGAAATATGATTGTATGTTAGTTTCCTGTAAAGATAGACCTGGAGAAGTATATCAATTATAGCCAGGAGCTGACTACACTAAGCAGAGTAGTTGGATACTTATAGGAGATACGTCTGAACTTAATAGTAAAGTACAATAGTTTATAAACAGCAAAGGTGCTCCAAATGGTTTGGCTTCTTTGAATGAAAGTGGTATTATTCCATCTGCTCAATTACCGTCTTATGTAGATGATGTAATAGAAGTTGATACATTTAGTAATCTACCTGGTACTGGCGAATCTGGTAAGATATATATAGTACAAGATACTAATTTAACTTATAGATGGTCAGGTACAGACTATGTAGAAATATCTAAATCATTGGCATTAGGTGAAACTAGTTCTACTGCATATCCTGGGGATAAGGGTAAAGCTACTACAGATAAATTGAATAGAATACCTGATAAATTAATTACTGATACAGTAAATGTAAATCAATCTACTACTGAAGCAGTTTTAAATTTTACTACTTATAGACAAGAAGCATAGCAAATAGGTAGAAATACTCTTACTATTACTTCAGCTACTACATCTCAAGCAGGTTTGATGTCATCGTCAGATAAAACTAAACTGGATGGATTAAAAGATCAAGCTGGTATTACTTCTGATATTGATGCTGTATAGACTAATTTAGAAACACATATTAATAATAAGTCTAATCCTCATGAAGTTACTAAAGATCAAGTAGGATTAGGTAACGTAGATAATACTTCTGATGCTAATAAGCCTATATCTAATGCTACACAAACTGCTCTTAATGGTAAATTTAGTGCTACAGATGGTAATGCTTTGAAACAGACAATAGAAGATATGCCTAATCTTGTAGTTACTAAGGGAAGTGTGTCGCATAAGAATAATAATATATCTCTGAGCTTAAGACAGCAAGATCTTAAAGATCCTGTTAATACAGATTCAATTCTATTAACATTTAATCCTGCAACTGATAGTACAGCTGGTATTATTCTTCCTTCCGATAAAAGCAAAATAGATAAGATTATTACTAACGGTAATGGTACTAAATACTTATCTGATAATGGTACTTATAAAGAAGTGAGCGGTGGATCTAGTAGTTCTGATATAAACATTATTAAATTACAAGATATTAGGGATATTATTTCAATTGTATATCATGAAAAAGATAGAGCTTCTAGTGATATAAGTTCAGTTTTTGGTGGTTCTGCTAACTTTAGATCTATAGTTAATGATATACTAAAAACACATACTCGATATTTTTTCCACGTTAAAGACACTCCAGATACTAACTGTATACAGTTATCAGGAGTAAATGCTTGGAAAAATATAGATAATACTCAATATGAACTGCATTTTATTTATAATTATTATATATCAAATGGTAATCAAAGAACTTGTAGAAGAGTAACTGTAATTGATAGTGATAATACTGATAGTAATTTATTCATCGTAGAAAATGTGAATGATATGTACGTTCTATCTAAAGATAGAGATAGACGTAAATCAGTATCATTAGTAGGTGAAGGCTTTGATGAAAATCATTGGTATCCTGTATCATTTACTGCTGACCCTAATAGTATTGTACCTCCTTGTAATTTAATAATTTGGAATAGCTTGAATAATGATTCTGCGGGAATAAGCCCTAAACCATCTTGGGCTACAAATAATGGAGGTTTTGTATTGCATATTGATATGACAATTATTGGAGATGGATATGGGCAATATACATATGCTAGAAATAAATTAAATAATTGGCATGGAGAATGGGGAGGAGAAACAGCAGTTGGAGAAATGCGTTAGACTACACAGACTTCTACATTCTATATATATCTTAGAGGAGGTGCTAATTATTTTTATACTAGTGATTACGCAGACTTAAAAATGACTGCACATTCCTCTGAAGTATTAGATGGATATAACACATACTCTATAAAGGATACACAAGGAGATATAAAAGACTTCTTTGTATACGTTGAAAATGATCTATTTGGAGAAGTTAAAAATTTACAAATAGTGCATGATAATGAGTTTAACTTTGCAAATGATAGTATCGGAAGCTATGTATGGATTAACTATAGATCTAGATATGATTCAGTAACTTCGGCCAAGGCAGTATACGTAGGTAATGGTCAAGCTGGTGCAGATGGAGCTTTTGGTGCAATACATGCTTCAGGCTTCTTTAAAGAATCTGACATTAGATTAAAGTCTGATATAGCTCCTTTAAAGCATACGTTAGACCAGATATGTAATATACCTACTGTAGAGTTTGATATGCATGATAAACACCAGATAGGTACTGTTGCATAGGATTTAGAGAATAACTTTGCTGAAATAGTTAACACAGATAGTGATGGTATGAAATCTGTAGATTACTGTATGTTAGGAGTAGTAGCTATTGAAGGTATTAAGTTACTTAAGTAGGAAGTAGAAGATTTAAAGAAACAAATATAGGAGTTGAAGAATGGAAAACAAAACAATTGATATTGAACCTAGAGCTGCTGTAGAGATGCAGACTTGGGAAAATATTTATGATAGAGTACCATCTCGATATAAACAATATGTAAGTTATCCTACTACAACTATGCAAGAATGTCCTTCTAAGGCAGAGATTAATGATAAACTTACTCACGCTTGTACTACAGATTCTAATGAATTAGATGACTACAGTTCTATTACGTTAAACTTCTCTGAAAGAGATGAGTTAACGTCAGATTCATTAGCTGAAAATTGGGTACACAATAGTACTACACAAAGAGATATTCAATTGAAATACGGTACTACTATATTACTTAATTAGTTTCCTATTCATTAGAATATTCAAAACTATACTAGTGGGTATACTACTAAAGTTACGGGTCAATCTTAGTACTTTGAGGTATTGCGATTAGATATGGGAATAATACGTGTAAAACCTTTATACGATAATTAGACAAATACGATGAGAACTTGTACATTAGCTGTAACTGCTATGGGTAAAACTACATATATATCTGTCACAAGACGCAAACCCTTTTAACTAAATAAATTACTATGGAACCTACAAACGAATTAATTACAAAGTCAGAAGCTTATGCAGAAGGATTCAGTGTTGTACCTAACAATGAATGTATGACAAAAGCTGAGTTTGTTGCTAATCTGCCAACCCCCCCCCATTTCTCATATGACTTTCCATTGGGAAATAAAAGGAGCATTGTAATAATAAATGGTAGCATTGCATCTAAAACTATACAGATAAATGATGATACAGTAGTACTTAATCCTAAAGATGTATGGACAAAATCTTATTATGACACTACTCCAATAGATGTAATTACACAAACAAATTTAGAATTCAGAATGATTCATTCAGAAGGTAATTCTAAAGACAATAATTCACAATGGATTTTTCCTGATGAACATTTAAATGCACAAGCTGGAAACTATTTACTAACTGTCTCACAAACACATGAACTTTATCTAGTATCAGTATTTTATATTACACAGTAAACAATAGAAATAATGAAATATTTTACAATTGAGGAAATGACAAAGTCATCTACAGCAAAAGCTAACGGTATAGACAATACTCCTTCAGAGGAAGGGGTATTAAAGCTATAGAAGCTAATAGAGGCTGTTTTAGACCCTTTAAGGGAATGGTATGGTAAACCTATCAAAGTTAACTCAGGGTATCGCTGTGAGGCTTTAAATAAGGCTGTAGGTAGTAAAGCTAAGAAGAGTTAGCACCTATACGGCGAAGCAGCTGATATTACTGTAGGTAGTAAGACAGAAAATGAGAAGTTATTCAACTATATTAAGGATAATCTTCCATTTGATCAGTTAATAAATGAATCAAACTTCTCTTGGGTTCATGTATCATATAGAGAAGGGAGATTACGTAAACAAGTACTAGCGCTATGAAAACAATCCTATATCAGCCTTTATTTATAAATCCTTAGGCATACTTTGTATTTCCTTAGTTGTATCATATAGAGAAGGGAGATTCCTATATTGAACCTGCTAATATTACTGGGTAGCTTATTATAAATGATTTAACCAAAGTCTTAACTTCAACTCCTACATTAAATGTAGTATAGGATACTAATTAGGTTGATTTTGGTTTATTTAAAGGTAAACATATACGCATTAGTCAATATACTAATATAGGCGCTGTAGTATTAGGTGAATGGTATATACCTGGTACACCTACACCACCTGAACCTGAACAACCTGATTGGTTTAAAGAAAGTATAGTTGCTTGGTATTCTCCATACTGCAAACAAAAGTTAACTAACTATGATGTAATAGAGGCGTATGTAGAGGACTTTACAAAGTGGGCATATCGCGATAGCAGAGGTATTGCTAAAATCACTAATAATACTATTGTTATAACAAACGTAGTTGAGACTAACAATATTGTAGAAGATGATAGTAAACCTTATTCCGATTTGACTATTCGTGTTACTGGAGTTACTGAAAATAAACATCTTATTGTGAGACAAGGAAGAGGAAAGCCTGAAGCCCATATTAAAAAAGATGGCGTTTACACCTTTAAAGATAATAATCTTTATTTTGGTTTTGGTGTTAGTGTTATCGGTGAATGTAATATCACCATCACCCAGTTACCCACTTCTATTCTAAAAGACTTTAGCGGTAATAAACATGATGCTTATCTTTATGGTTTTAAAGGTAAGTTGAATAGTGGTGTTGGTATTTATGCTCAAGATTTTAAGAATTGGAGTTATGGTTCAACTATTAATAAAGATATAAGTACAAAATCTTATAACAAATTTCATATAGTTAAAAAGAAAGCTGATAATTGGTTTGGTTTTACTATTGGCATTCCAAAAAATAATTATTATAATCAATCTTATAAACTTAAATTTAATATCAATAAGAAAATAGATGATATTAAATTTAATATAGTTAGTACCGATGGTAACTTGATAACTACAACTGTTTATTCAGTATATATTAATGATGGTAGTATAATAGATGTTCCTATTATTAGTGAAGAAATTTTCAATAATAAAGAAGAAACTAATATTTATTATGATTTCGGAACAAATAAGGATATTGAAATTGATGTTGAATTGATAGCGAATTATCCTAATCAACTTTGTTATGATGGTAAATCTTATGCCATTACTTACGGACTTCCTATTCTAACTGATTATACTGTTATTGCTGATAGAACTTGGTTTGCTGAAAAAGTTGATAATGGTATATTTATGTCTAAAGCGTTAGAGCAAAATGGTGCTTTTATTTTAGAATATAAACAAGGAGATAAATGGAATACATATTCATATTATTCAGCAACTAATATAAATATAGATAAAGATAATTCTATTGTTTATCAAACTAAAAATAAATATAACGAACAAACTATATATCCTGGCGATAAACAAGATACTGATACTTTATTTATAGGAACTATTAGAAAAGATGATTTAAGAAGTTTTATCGGTTGCCATGGTGATATTATTCTATTTAATCGTTCTTTAACAGAATATGAAATATCTTGGGTAAAGAACAATATGATGTGTTCTAAGCAGCAAGAACCTGATATAGACCTATAATGTATCTGGTGCAGTTAAATTAGACTTCTTAAATATGGAAGAAGTAGCTAACTTTGCAGGTACTATTAAATTTACAAATGTGGTATAATGAAGAATTCTATAAAGAATAATATATTTGGTGCAGTAGTATATTTCACTACTGCATTATTACTTAATAGTAGTACATCATTGCTAATGCTATTTGTTAAAGAGAATAGCGATAGATGTCATTACTATAATGGTAAATGGAATAAAAAAGACTTAGCAATTGGAATTTCATCTATTGTATTGGGGTCTATTGCTAAATATTTTATAACTTTAATTTAATAAAACTTATGATAAAACAAGAGAACCCTAACTTCGTAGCATCTTTTTATGCTCCCAATCCTATGGAAGTAACTTATTGGATTGACTTATCTACTGATGCTAATGGTAATGTAATTAAAAGTTATACAGGCAATGACTGGTTACCGGTTAATTACTTTACTAATACTGATTAGAGTGTAGAAATAAAGAAACTGAAATAGGAAATTGCAGATGAGGTAAATAGAGCTAAACAAGCTGAACAGAAGTTAACCAATGACCTAAACGGTAAAGCAAATAAGTCTACTACATTGGCAGGTTATGGTATTACTGATGCTTATACTAAATTAGAAACAGATGCTAAAGCTATCGAAATAGCACAAGCTGAATGTGCTAGATTAGTTGCTTCTGCTCCTGAAACTCTGAATACTTTAGATGAAATAGCGGCTGCATTAGGTGACGATCCTAACTTTGCTACTACTATGACTAATCAGTTAGGTACTAAAGCTAATAAGACAGAAGTATATACTAAGAGTGAAACAGATAATAAAGTAAATACTGCTGTAGCTAATAAAGTAACTTCTACAGATGTTACTCAGATTAAAGTAGTAAATGAAATACCTGAAGTAGGTAGTTAGACTCCTGGTATATTGTATATTAAACTTTCAGCTTAATTATGGGACAAGTTGGTTTAAATAATTTAACATTCCAAGAAGTTGCTGCTAATGGGAAATCCGTTCAAGAGATGTGGTTGAACGGTTCTTAGATATATGCTGCAGGTGACTTATGGTATGGAGTACGTTTTACAGGTAGTAGTCCTGATGGAGTAAGAACTGGTAATATGCAAATGCATAAAGACCTACCAGTACAATCATTATTCAAAGGCTGTAGACTTACTTCTGATGGTACTATTAAATACTTTAATGCTACAGATTGGGATCATTACGAAGATGGTTCTGAAGTAACTAATGGCATTGAAGATGGTAATGATATGGTTGAATTACCTGATGCATACTATACTGTAGTAGTACACGGAGACTATGATTGGGAAATCAGAATGTCTTTATATCCTTTAGAAGGATATACTAAGTTTAGTAAGAAGTATTGCTCTGCATATGAAGCTTATAGGGACGGCAGTACTTTATACTCAATTAGAAATCAAGTACCTACTGTAAATACTAATAGAGCTACTTTCTTGACACAGGCTCGTAATGGTAGAAGTAATAGTTATGCTATCTATACTTATGAGATACATAAGTTTATTACTTGGTGTTATGTAGTAGAATATGCTACCCTTAATAGTTAGAAAGCAGTTAACACAGCATTGACCGAAGAAGGTTATCATCAAGGTGGACTTGGTAATGGTATTACTAATGGAACTAAGAAAGAAAACGGTGCTGATAGATGGGCTTTTGTACCTACAGGTACTACTAATTCATTAGGTAATGGTTCTGGTCAAGTACAGTATTCATACGTTAATACAGATGCAGAAGGTACTGAAACACAAGCCAGTCAATACGCTAATAGATACAGAGGTATTGAAAATCCATTTGGTCATATATGGAAGAACTGTTGTGATATTGTTGTAACAGGAACAGACAATAAGATATACGTCACCAACAATAAAGAGAATTTTGGCATAGATAAATCGTTATATGAAGATAGTGGTTTAACTACTCTCACTACTAGCAATCAATGGGTTAAACGCATTACAAATAATGCGGCTGCTGACTTATTCTGTTAGGAAGGTGGAGCTGGTTCTACTACGTATTTCTGTGATCATTATTGGACGAATGCTGTAGCATCTGACAGAACTTTACTGTTGGGGGCTAACGCGGGTGATGGTTCCACTGCGGGTTTTTTCTTTCTGGATTCTGGCGATGGCCTTGGTTATGCGGCTGCTTATGTCGGTACTCGTCTGGTATATATCCCTTAATTATTAACAAATAGGTTGTCGTTCTGGATTGAACAAGTAAGTTAGATAGGAGCTAACACGAGTAATAGTTCCAATGCAGGTTTATTCAATCTGAATTCTAACAATGACCTTAGTAATGCGAATGCTAATGTCAGTACAATGAAGCACGATTATCAGAGAACTATCAGTGATTTTCAGATTATTTGAGGAACGAGACCTTGCCTCTTGGCAAAAGATAACTAACCTAAACAAGTGTGTTGGTAACTTCGGTGAAGACTCACTTAGGTGCTTCAGATGAAAAGATATAATAATTTATTTGAAAAGATTGTTTCAATAGACAATCTATATTTAGCTGATAAGAAAGCTAGAAAGAATAAGAGTAATAGAAACGATATTAAGGAGTTTGACAAGTATAAAGATAATTTATTAGTTAGATTACAAGGTACACTGATAGACCAAACTTATACCACCTCTAAGTATGATACATTTATAATTAGAGAACCTAAGGAAAGACTTATATTCAAATTACCTTACTATCCTGATAGAATTGTTCATCATGCTATTATGAATATATTAGAACCAATTTGGCGTTCTGTATTTATTACTAATACTTATAGTTGTATTAAGAAGAGAGGAATTCATAAGGCATTATATGATGTACAAAGCGCATTGAAAGATAAATAGAATACAGTATATTGTCTCAAGTTAGATGTAAGAAAGTTTTATCCAAGTATAGACCATGAAATATTAAAGTAGATAGTTAGAAAGAAGATTAAAGATAATAAGCTACTTGCATTATTAGATGGTATTATAGACTCTGTAGAAGGAGTTCCTATTGGTAATTATCTTTCTTAGTTCTTTGCCAATCTTTATTTGTCATACTTTGATCATTGGCTTAAAGAGGATAAAGCTGTTAAGTATTACTTTAGATATGCAGATGATATGGTAATACTTCATAGTGATAAAGAATACTTAAGACAATTACTTGATGAAATAAGAGAACAATTAGGCACACTTAAATTAGAAATTAAAAGTAATTATCAGATATTCAAAGTAGAAGATAGAAGTATATCTTTTGTAGGATATAAAATCTATCACGATTATACTTTGATTAGAAAGAATATTAAACACAAAATGTGTAAGAAAGTTGCTGCTATGAATAAACTTAAGCACATGACTTATAGTGAATATAGGCAGCAAGTCTGTAGTCATATTGGTTGGATGAAACATTGTAATGGTATCAATCTACTAAAGAAGATGATTAAGTATCATTAGTTGATTGAATATGCTAGAAGCTCGTAAGAACCGCTATTAATCTTAACTAAGTTTAATCGAGTAATAGCAACTTATTTACAATGTAAACGTTTATTAATTATAATCTCGAACAATTTTCAGAGTCCCTGCCGATTTTAAACCCCTTATGAATCAGCTGGGACTTTTTTGATTTACACTTTATATCATTTACTATCTATGAATTATTATCAGTTAGGAGAGCATACAATGCCTATATTTAAAAACATGTTTAGTAGTACAGAGAAATTAGCATCTGCTGCATTAGGTGGATTAATATCTCTATACTCACCAGTATATGTTCCTATTACAGCTCTAGCTGGCATTATCATAGTTAATACTTTATATGAGTGCAAAGTAAATAAGAAATATAAAGACGATGAAATATTAGCACGTTCAAGGAGATTAACTTCAAAAATATTCTATAAGCTAAGAGATGCAATAGTTGCTATATGTGGTGCGTTTACTATTGAGAAGTTTATAGTAACTTCTATAGATTTACACGCTATTGAGTTTATAGCAGGTGCTATAGCTTTAGTAGAATTCTTCTCCTTACTTGATAACTTAGGTAAACTACATCCTAGATGGAAAGTGTGGAATATACTTAAGAAGATAGCAAAGAAGAAAGAGGAATAGATATTAGATGTCGAATTAGATGGAGAACTTTCAGATGATACCAATAGTAATAAAGATAATTAATTGGTTCAGTAACAATATCAGAATAGTCGCAGTAGGTTTAGTTAGTTTACTTATTGCGACTGTTTTGTTTTAGAACCGTTAGTTAAATAAAAAGAATGCAGAGATTAACAGAATAACTAACAATATTAGAGCTTATGAAGAGATAGCATCTAATAAAGAGGCACACAATAGAGTATTACAACTTACTATAAATGAACTGAATAATAGTAAGGATAGCTTGATACAATAGATAAATCAAGTAAAGAAAGATAATAAAGTCAAAGATAAGAATCTAACCAATGTAAGTGTAATCAATACTGAGATTAAGGATTCTGTGAAAACAGTAATTAAAGAGAAGTTAATAGACTTCGATAAAGAGTTAAAACTTAATGACTTAACAACTATCATAGTTAGTAGAAAGGATTCAATCCTAACAGCCAAAATAGATATAAAAAACTAGTAGACAATATTCGTAACAGAAAATAAAGAATATAAGAATACTTATAAGAACTGGCTAGTTAGATTCTTTCACTTTGACTTTAAAAAAATATATATCAAAAATTACCAGATAGTAAATAGCAATCCGTTGATCAAAGTAACGGATACACGGGTAATAGAAATTCCCGACAAATAACATATTCAAAACAATATTAATCAATAATAATATGCATAGAATATTTCGTGTGAAGGCTTACGAGAAAGAACACGGACCTCACTTCAATGAGGAATATGCTCGTAAAGCTGTAATGAAGATGGAAAATGAGGACGGTACTCGTGGACCACATTGGTCTTTAGAAGAGACTACCACATTGGCCAGTCAATACGGAATTGCTCTAGGAAGCAAATTCAATCGTTATGATTGGTTTGTAGCATTAAATATGGTTTACTCTGATTACTATAGAGTTATTATGAACATTACTGGTTCTAATAATACTAAACACTACGTTGAATTTGCAAAAGCTTGGCTTAATGATAAAGATATTGACGAAGGTAAGATGTGGTATTATTATATTTACGTAATGTGCGATCATATCAGAGAAGCTGAAATGGAATGTTACGAAGAGAAAATGTCCAAGTATGAAGATGAAGAAGAAGACTTTGGACATTATCGTAGAGGTGGTAGACGAATGGGTATGTTCGGAAGACGTAGCATGTATGATAAGGATGATTATGAAAAGAGAGACTACGAAAGAGTAGAACATGAATATGATCCTTATGAGTACTCTCGTAGAGCCACTCGCTATGTCAGATATTAATTAAAATCAATTTTTATAAACTAAATCAATTATGTTAGAAGATAGAATTATCGTGCAAGATCGCGGTATCGACGCTGGTCTCGCTGCTTTAATGCAAAATGCTAATAAAGGTATGGATCCTGCAGCTTTGATGGCTATGATGAACAACAACGGCGGTTTCGGTGGAAACGGCGGTTGGTGGTGGATCTGGATCATTCTGATCTGGTTCTGCTGGGGTGGTAACGGTTTCGGTGGCCGTAACGCTGGTGCATTAGCTTCTGAACTAAATACTGATGCTAATACTAATTTGCTCATGTAGGCTATCAATGGTAATAAAGATGCAATAAGCAATCTGTCAACTACTTTGAACTGTGACATCAATGCAGTTCAAACAGCTTTGAATCAAATCAATGCTGGTGTAAGTCAGATCTCTTGTGATACTAAGCTGTCAAGTTGTGAAGTAATTAATGCTATTACTTCTGGTAATGCAAATCTTGCTTCTCAGTTAGCTAACTGCTGCTGCACAACTCAGCGTTCTATTGACGCTGTAAACAACAATATCACTAAGATGGGTTATGAAAATCAGTTGTCTGTATGTAACCAAACTAATAACTTGGTTAACACCATGAACAGCAATACCCTGTCTCTCCGTGATAGCAATACAGCTAATACTCAGTCTATAATCGCTAAGCTTGATGCTATACAGAACCAAGCTCTGTTAGATAAGATTGATACTTTACGTGAGAAGAACTCTACTTTGATTTCTCAGTTGAGTAACGAACATCAGACAGCTGCTGTAGGTTCTATGATTAATCAGGCTACTGCTCCTATTGTAACTAGACTGAATGATTTGCAATCAGATGTTGATGGTATCAAATGCAAATTACCTAATACAGTAAGCGTACCTTATCCTCAGTTAACAGCCATTAACACAGATATTTATCGTGCTGCTGCCTATGGTGCATACGCTGGTGATGTAGCATATGGTCGTAGTGGATACGGTTGTGGATGCAATAATTACTGGGGTTAATTCCAGTAAGAAAGGAGGTAAGTATGTGGCCTAACTTTTTTACAGGATTACCCTTTCTATTTCCTTCATTAGGAAGAACAAATTACAATACTTTACCAGTAACTAATGTTACAGTTGGAACTGAAGCTGTAACATTAGAACTTCCTAATCATGCATTTAGAAATAGGGATTATGTTGGTGGATTTTATATAGACTTAAGAACTGCAATACCTACAGGTACTAGTGCTACATTACCAATACTAATTGGCACTAATGGTGATACTAGACCTTTAGTAACTTATAACAATGAACCAGTTAGAGTTGAAAATCTTGCAGGTACTGGTATATATTTACTCCATTATAATAAGTATACAAATCAAGTATTTTTGGTAAGCGATGGTTATAAAGCAACTGCTACTCCATCTGCTTAATAATAACAAGGGCTACTTTTTTGGTAGCCCTTTAATAACTAATATTATGACATTCGATCAATTAAATCAAGGGGATAACGTCTATATTATAGAAGTTGTCGGAACATTCAAAAAAACAACGGAATACAATGTAGGTACTGTTATATCAGTATCGAATGCATACGATGAACCATTACAGCCTGGTTAGTTCTAGTTACCTAATCAACCTAGGAAGAAGTTAATAGATGTTACTATACAATGTAATGGGGAATAGAAAAAATTCTCTATACCTGAGAACAGGACCGTGATAACAGACAGTAATCTAGGTTTAACTATATCTACAGATAAACAGGAAATTGTAGGTATAATAAAGAATTAGTACAACACTTATAAAGCTAGGAAAGAGTCAATAGCTAAGTGTGATGAAGAAATGAGTAAGTGCTAGGCTTTACTTGAGAAACTGGACATACTGAAGGAACCTATTAATACAGAGGATCCTAGGATAAAGGAACTACAGGATGAAGTAAACGAATTAAAGAATATAATTAAACAAGCAAGTTCTATGGTTCCACCACCTATGAAATAGATGTTACCACAGAATATGTAGAATGTAATGAAAGAGGTTGATCAATAAGGTCAACCTTTTTTTGTTTTAAGCTTGTACAGGAAACGCTATTAGTTGCGATAAGGGATTGTATAGCTGTACACATAAAATGCCTCTAATCGCTTTAAAATGCGTTCTAGGTATATTAACGTTAATAGAATTTTATATGTCACTTAATAATATAATAGATAATATATTATAGATTGCTCGTAATAATAATATTACAGAGTCAGAACATCTAAGCAGACATTAGATTGAACTCTGGATAAAGTATTATAGAGCAATGCTTATAAAGTAGGCAATAGATAAAGGTTATGATGTAGATGAAGCGTATGTCTCTACAATTGAACCTATTCATCTTGATGTAATATAGACTTATCCTGGTAAACATGTATATGTAGGAGATAGAGAACTACCAGCATTAATTAGCTTTAGATACAGACCAGGAGTAGTAGCAGTAAGAGATATGTATGGTAACATTATATAGTTGGGTAATTATACTAAAGCTAAACTATAGAGATACAGAAAAGCTACTTGTAAAGATTATATTGCATGGGTTAAGGGTAGTAAAATATACGTAGAAGGAGATTCTAATTAGTTAGAGTACATAAGTATTGATTGTATATTAGAAGATCCGGTTAACGATATACCTTGTTATAATCCTGATGATGAATACCCTGTTCCTGCTGCTATGGTTCCAACTATAGTACAAATGATATTAGAGAAAGAATTAAGAGTATTAGTAACTCAACCTAGTGATGTAACTAATGACTCTAAAGATGATACACAAAATATATATAGTAAGAAATGAGAGAACGACTAACGTATGACAGAAAGTGTTATACCATTGCTGATTACTATATAAGTTATAAGGAATACATTGAGCCCAATACTTAGTATGATGTAGATTTAAAGACCTTTAAAGCTATAGTTACAGATTACTTTAAATTTATTAGAGATGAAATCATGCTTAATTGTAAAGAGTTCAAGCTACCTTGTAGACTTGGTAAGTTGTCTATAATTAAGCATATGCCTAAAGAATTTACAGGTAAAAGTTTAAGATGGGACTGGAAAGCTACTAGAGAAACAGGCAAACCCGTATACTTACTTAATGAGCACTCCAATTACTTTAAGTACAGATTCTACTGGCAAAAGAAAGATTGTCTATTGATTAATAAAGGAGCTTATTAGTTTGTAGCTTGTAGACAAAACAAGAGGGATCTCGCCCAACTCATTTTCAAAAAATTAAAAGATTATCCAGAATTATGATAGTAAACAGAATGATAAGTTCTAAATCCGTTATAGCTAAAGTAATAGCAGATTTAGATCTTAAAGAAGACCAAATAAGAATTACAGATATCAGAGAATGGATACTCGAAGCTATACTTAAGATAGGAGCCATTCAATAGTACGATCATAAAGTAGTTATTCTACCTATTATAAATCATCAAGCAGCTTTACCTTGTGATTTATACAAACTGGGTCAAGTAGCTTTTTCATTCTAGAATGATGGTGGTTGGTTACCTATGCGTAAGACTACTTCAAGCTTTGGGATATTTCATGATAGAGGATGCGGTAAACCTTGTATGTTGATACACGATACTGAGTTATTTCCATTAGTAAAGAATATGTTCAATCTTACAAGTGATACAGAGGCCCTGCAGAAATTAAATGAAGATACTAGTTTACGTCAAACCCTTAGTATCTTACTTAATCAATGGACAGTAGGTACAGTCAATGGTAAATACGTTAATGGATCTATAGGTCATAGAGATAGCACTATGTTTAGTAATGAATTATAGTATATGACTAAACCTGGTTATATAATGACTAATATACCTGAAGGATTTGTTAAAGTATCATACTATGCAATATTTACTGATGAAGAAGCAATGCCAATGATACCAGATATCGAATCATACAAAGAAGCTATATTCTGGTATGTGACTATGAAACTAATGTATCCTAAGAAATTAAAAGGTCAGATTAGTCAAGGAGACTACTACGATATTCGTAACTCTTATAACTTTTATCGTAAATAGGCATATGCTGAAGCTATGATGCCTGGTACAGATGAAATAGAAAGTATAAAGAATACTTGGAATAAATTATATACAGAGTTTGACGATCACGATACATTCTTCTCTACTACAGGAGATGAACAGAATATATACAATTAGAATAGATAATTATGATTAGTAATACAGCTCAAATAAATACATTTTATGGTGGTATGAATATGGACAGTGATGCAGCTATATTGCCGAATAATCAATATAGATATGGTCAAGATGTTCGTATAATTACTGATGATTCTAGTACTAGTGGTGTTCTTTAGAGTGTAGAAGGCGCTAAGAAATATAATTACGGCATTAAAGGTACAGAAGAAATAATAGGTACAGCTACTATAAATGATATTGCAGTAATTGTTACTAAGTTAGTTGACGGTTATAATAAAATATATCGTATAGAGAATTTTGATTCTCCTAATTTAATTAGTACTATTGTATTATAGGGTAAATTAAAACTATGTGAAAAAGCTGATTCAAATCAGTTAAGTATAGTATTAAATTACGAAACACAGTCCAATATTAAAGCTTACTTTACTGATGGAAACTCATCTATTAAAGTAATCAACATTACGAGTGATAAGTATATAAAGTACCCTAATGTAGATAATCCTTTAGTAGATGCAGATGGTAATATACTTAATCCTGATAGTATTGACATAATACCTAATGCAATATTACCACCATTTGAAGTTACAGATATTGTGTCTGGTAACTTTCAAGCTGGTATGGTACAGTATTGTTATAGACTGTATAATAAACACTCTCAATAGACTTCATTATCTAGTTTGAGTAATTTAGTACATTTAGATGCTTCTGAAATTAATTCTCCATTAATAAATCACGAAGGGTCTTAGAAAGGCTCTTATACAGGTAAAGGATGTACAGTAAGAGCAAAACTTAGCACTAAAGATTTCAATAGATGTACTATAGTACGTATCTTCTATGAAGATAACAACTCTATTCCTACTTATTCTGTAATAGATGATATTGAAATAGATACGAATTTAGATTACATAAGTTATACTGATACTGGTAGTAGTGCATTAAGCACTATGACATAGGAAGAATTTAATGCGTTTACTAGCTATTCTTTTATATGTAACAGTATTACTTCTCTATAGAACAGACTATTTGCGTCTAATGTTACAGAAACGTCTTGGATACCAATGATATATGATAACGATGATCTAGTAGAATACGATGCAAGAGTATATAGAGCTAATGCTAACAATTACGTTAGGTTAGAAACTGCTAATCCTGATGACTATGAATATTTCTCAATTACAGATTACGATGCTATGAGGAAAATTCCAAGACATCATGATTGCATTAACCCTTATAATGCGGCTAGATCTAGCTTTGGGCAGCCTACAGAATATGTATATGGAGAAGGAAATAAACTTGGAGGTAATGGGCTAAATATATCATATAGTTTTATTAATACAGAATTAAATGAAACTTATTCTCCTCTTACTGGCGTAGAATTGGCAAATAATGTGGGACTTGATGTTAGTGGTTTTACTACAAATTCTATGCCTATTTATGAATTAAATGGAAGTAAAATATATGATAGACCTATAACTTCTGCTTATAGACAAAGAAATTATGCTGATCCTATTATAGCTTCGTTGTTTAAAAGTTATCAACGAGATGAAGTATATCGCTTTGGTATCGTATTTTACAATAGTAAATTTATAGCTTCTCCAGTGTTATGGATAGGAGATATTAGAATGCCTAATTTAGTCACAGCCCCTCTTCTTACACAATATGGTAGTTACTGGTACTCAAAACCTATAGGCATTAAATTTACGGTAAAGAACTTTCCTATTGATGCGGTATCTTATGAAATAGTAAGATGTGATAGAACAGAAAAAGATAGGACCATTGTATCACAAGGAGTTATCACTCCAATACATAATTATAAAATTGTTGAAACAAGCGATACTGGAGAAATAGGCAGAGGAGAAAGTAATAAAGACACTAATGAGTATAGGCCAATGCCATTTTTACATACTAAACGTAGAGGGTTGGTAATAGAAAGATCTGGAGCAGGTGTAGTTGGAAGAAAAATTGATGAAGAAGATATAACTGATAATTATTGGAGGTTTATATCACCAGAAGTATGTTTTAATGGAGAAAAGACTGAAGCTCTATTTAAAGACAATATATATCTCAGATAGGAAGCCGTTCTTATATCTGATTTCAGTAAACAAGATACAGATCAGCAAGGTACAAATGTGCAAAACTGGGTAGCTATGAATAACTCAGCTTAGCGTTTACCAGAAGGAACATCTCATGTTACTAATAGAAAAAGTACTAAAGTATATAATTCTGGGAATAATGCGTCAGCTTCAGCATCACAAGTATTTGCTATTCATAATGACGATTGGTACTGTGCTTATATATAGAAATTCTATTTTCGAGTAAATTCTAAATTTATAGGAAAGGAACAAAGTATAATAGACGCAAAACTTCCAGCTATAATACCATACAATGCCGTACTAAATGGTGGAGTAAAACCTTATAAAGCTAGTATAGGTAACATTACTTATTCTAATTGGACCGCTAGTAATTTTTATGAGGGTGGAAATGATATAGATGTAATTACTTATGGCCCAGCTGGTCCATGTCTTATATTATAGGTATCAGATGATGATATACTTTCAATCCAACCTATTTCATTTTATCGTGATGAACATGCTAATAATAATTGTCCATTAATTGTAGTTAATGCAAAAAAACCATTAATACCATATAACGGTAATACTTATTCAGCTAGAACTAGTTCTACATATATACCTATAGGGTCATATGGTGATAAGAATAATCCTGTAGTATATGCTTTTGGAGGAGATACTTATATTGGTATTCTAGATTATCCATCTCAAATGATATTTCAAAGAAATGAAGCTTCTGGTGGTGATTCTTGGTCTGAACGAAAACGTTATTTCGGAGCGTATATTCCATTAGAAAGCACTATCAATTTGAAATTATCTATGGGGCAAATGACTAATAGAACATATAATGGTGCTTCAAATAATGTAGATGCATATTTGCAAATAGAACCTGTTCAATTAGGTACATATCATTCGCAAAGTAAACCTTATTATTTATATAATGACGCATACTCTGCATAGCCTGATGGAAAAATATTTAGTACTAGAGGATTATATGATGAAGCAAATGTAAAATCAGCTAATAGGGTATATGTTTCACAAGCTAAAACTACAAATGAGAATATAGATAATTGGTCTATATTTAAACCTGCTGATTTTATAGATGTAGATTATTAGTATGGAGAAATAACTAACATACGGGGTATATTTAATAGATTGTATTTCTGGTAGAATAATGCTTTTGGAGTATTATCTGTAAATGAAAGATCATTGATACAAGATAATAATGTAGGTCAGTTAGTATTAGGTACTGGTGGTGTATTAGATAGATACGATTATTTGAGTACTCTAAATGGTACTAATGTAGTTAATGATAGAAGTATTGTTAACTCTAGTAATAGCATATATTGGTACGATTCTAATAAGAATGAAATATGTAAATCTACAGGAAGTGGAATAAGTATAATATCAAAAGATTGTAACGTGCAGTCTTATATGAATAACATGTATAATCAAAAGACTAAAGGAGCTAATTCATTGTATGATAAGAAATATGATGAAGTATGGTTCAGACTGTATAATAAGTCTTTGATATATAATGAAAAATTAAACGCATTTACATCTTTATATACATTTGATCCAGATTTTACGTTACCTCTTACAGATAAAATTGTAACAACTAAGAATAATGAGTTCTATATCATTAATTCATTAGATATAGAAGGATTTGGTGATACTAGTAAAGACATTAGATTAAAGATAGTAGTAAACAAAGATCCTCAGTATACTAAAGTATTTGATAATATTGCATTACAAGGAGAATTTATAGATCCTAATAATAAGATATTAACTAATGATATATTAGATGGAATAAAATTCAGTACTAAACATCAAGTAGCGAATAAAGAAGGAGAAGATTTAGTATTTGACTATCGTGAAGATACTTATAGATTACCAGTTCCAAGACAGGATTCATTTGAAGAGGATGATAATATGTCATTCCCTGCTAGAATGAGAGGTAAATATATGATATGTGATTATAAGTTTAAATCAGATAAGGATTATTCTTTTTAGATACCTTAGATAACAACTACTTATAGATATTCTAGAATTTAATATGAAAAAGAATAAAAACAAAAGAAAAATACAGATTCCTGCTGCGTAGTTTGGTTTGCCGGTATCTTTAAGTAATATGCAGGAATTACAATCCTCTATATCTAGAGGTATTGCTCCTAATAATCCTAGCAACCTTATAGTTAAAAGTAATCCTACTAATGTTGGCATAGGAAATATATCTGGTATAGCTTAGGCAATACCAGGGGCTATAAATACATTAACAAGTCCTTTTTAGACATCTACAGCTACTACAGGTGGAGAAGCTACTATGCAATCTATTGCAGGTATTGCAGAAGGAGCAGGATCTGGTGCACAACTTGGTATGACTATAGGTGGACCTGTAGGCGGATTAGTGGGTGGTATAGCTGGTGCAGCAGTTGGTCTTATTGGTAAGAAAGGAAAAGCAGCAGAAATGACCTCATTTACTGACTTTGATGAAGGTACTCTGGGTACTGGCCTAAGAGGTGCATTTAGAAATAAGAAACTTAGAAGACGTAGAGCAGCTATAAGGTTGAATGCATTTCAAAATAGAGAAGCTGTAGCTGGTACAGAAAGATTAGCTAATGAATTTAATGAAGATAATACAGAATTTGATACTGATGTATTTGAGTACGGTGGTAAAGTTCCTTCATCATTGGCTTATGTAGACGATGGAGAATTAATACAGACTCCAGATGGTTCAGTAAGTAAAGTACCTGAACAAGGATAGCCTACAGACAGTAATTTAGTAAACTTACCAGAAGGAAGTAGAATATTAAGTAATACTTTGAAAGTGCCTGGTACAAATAAAACCTTTGCAGAATTAGGTGATAAAGTAATGACTAGAAAGAAAAGTAAAGGAAAAGACATATACGCTTAGAATGCAAATATGCTTAATGAGATGAATAATAAATTAATGCATGACAAACTATTTGCTATGCAAGAAAGTATTAAAGCTAAGAAAGGTATTAAGAATAAAACTAAAGAACTAGAGAGTTTTGCTAGAGGAGGTGACAATACTCCAGCTGGATACAATGCTGCTGGTTTTATGATAGACCCTAGATTTGCTGGTGAAATCAGTATGGGTGTTAGTGCTCCTACACCAAGAGTTAGAGATACTTGGGGTATAAAAGGAGATGTTACTGCTCCTTGGGATAATTATGGTAGAGTATCAGAAGTAAATGCTGGTACATTACCTGAAGTGACTATTACTGCTCCCAAAAGAACTAAATTTAGTAGTTCTTAGACTATTTCTAAAAAGGCTACTCCTAGAGTAGCTAAATCTGTAGTTGCTCCAGAGATAATGTCTGATTTAAATACTATTGATGAAATAGTACCGGAAGTATCCGCTACTCCTCAAGATATTAGAACTAGAAGTATAATGCCTACTATAGGTACTAATCCTACTACAGTTAATACTCCTGAAGTAAATAGTCCTAACTGGGTAGACGCTATTAGTGACTTTGCAACACTAGCTCCAATAATGTCTAATCTATTCACAGGTAATCCAGAATCAGTATAGGCTAATTATAATCCATACGCATCTGCTATTGCTAATACTATGGGTAGACGTAGATATAATATTAATCCTTTACTTAGAGATATAGAGCAAAATAGAGATGTGGCTAATTATAGTGCAAGTCAACAAATGACTAATACTGGTCATAATATGGCATTTAGATTACAGAATGCTATCCAAGCAAATAAAGCTAAAGCTGCAGCCAGAGCTACTGAAAGTAATGTTAACAATCAGTACAAAGGTGAGTATGCTAATGCTATGAATGATCTCGGTAAACAATGGGTTAATGCTACAAATCTTGCCTCAGATCTCAATGCATAGAATAGAGCCTCTGCTCGTAATATTCGTAGAGCTGGATTAAGTCAGTTGAGTCAATTTGCACAGAACAAATCTCTTATGCGTAATCAAAGTAAGAGAGATAAGGCTATGCTTGAATTATATAAACCGTTCTTACAGGTAGGATTTACATCAGATGCTATTAAGAATTGGAGTAAGTACTTAAGATAATAGGATAAATTATGTAGGCAAATAGATATGATAGAGCTGCAAAAGCTCCTATATTAAACACATACGTTCCTATTAATTTTGGTGAATTATATAGGATAGGTGCAGCACAGAAAGAAGCTGTAGATTAGGCTGCAAAAGATTTGACAAATACAATTACTACATTTGGAGAGTTTCAATCTCCTTCTGCAGTAGATACAGAAAACTACTATAGAAATTCTATAGGTAAGTTCTCTGATTTAATTCAAGAGGCATCTACTAATCCAGATGCTATGAAGGATGCTAACTTTAGATCTAGACTACAATAGAGAATTAATAATATCGATTACGGTTATTTAAGTAGACTTAAGTAGAGTAGAGAGGGTATGCTTGCTAGATAGAAAGCAAATCAACAATTAATGTTATCTGGTAAATATAACCCTTTATGGCATGATGTAGACTTTACTAATTATGATACAGCACAGGATGATATATTCAACGATATATCTCCTTTAGCCTATAAATCAGAAGTAGACTTAGTTAAACCATATGTTGATAACCTGGAGGCTAGCTTTATTGGAGTGTCAAATGGTTGGATACACTCTGGAGTATCTACAGATAGAACAGATTATGAAATTCAAAAGAATCTATCAAGTATACAGAATACTCCTGAATACCGTAAGCATCTTGAAATATTACAAAGACAAGGTCTTAGTAAAGAAGATGCTGAGTATCAACTTAATAACACTCTAATCACAGCTGGTAGAGAGTTTGCATATGATTAGGCTGAACGTGATCCTTGGTGGATGGAAAGTGCTAAGTTACAGATGAAAGCTGCTGCTAATAGAAGTGCTCAAGCAATGAACAATCTTACTACTATATTACATAGAGATGCTCGTAAGACATTAATGGATAACTTTAGTGGTCTTACTCCTGATAAAGTATCTGTAGTAATGTAGAAAGGTGTAGATGCATTATCCCCTGAAGATTAGGCTATTTATGCTGCTAATACTAACCCTGCTGTAATGCAGGCTAGAATGCGTAATAGCTTTAACCAAATAGCAAGAAATCACAAGAGTCTTGTTGCTGCAGAGAACTATCTGTTAGATGTTATGTCCAGTCCACTTAGCCCTGAAGTAAGTGATGTATATGCTAAATAGGGTACTAATGGTACTAAAGCTTATGGTGGATATGAAGCTAACGATACTCGTAACTTTATTCTTGCTGAAGACTTTGCTTACGGATTAATGGGAACCACTCGTTCAAATGTTATTAATCCTGGCGGTAGAAATGCTAAGAACTTGAGTGATACTACAGTTAAAGGTATGGTAGCTCGTGATAAATTTAAACACAATTGGCAAATGGGTAATAAGTATCACGACTTTATTATCAAAGGTGATCCTAAAGTAACTACTGATGGTAACTTCTTATACCAAAGAAAATACGCTTATATTCCTATTGAGCAAATGAGTGATTTCACTCCTGAAGAAAGAGCTGCAATGGGAATGAGAAAGGTTAAATTAGGAAATACAACTACATCTACAACAGATAGATAGAGTTCTACTAGTGATGGTACTTCTAGAACCGTATCAGATAAAACAAGAGAATTTATTAGAGTTCCAATTTTAGGTTTAATACCAGATGAAGGTGAGTCAGCAATTACAAGAGATGCGGCTTGGACTCACGATAATAGACATTTAAGCAGTAAAACTACTGATACACAGAATCTCATTTCAGAGTATGAAAGAATGAATTAATATCTATTATGGATAAAATACTTAATACTAAACAAAGAGCAAGAGATTTCGAGCTCTACGATACTCCAAAGCTAGATACCTTTGGAATACAAGAATATAGTCAAGAAGCTAGATAGGCTCAGTTGCTTAATGAAGCAGCTGAGTCTGTACATAAACAATTGGAAGAAGCTGATTACAGTAGACCAAAAACTGAAAAAGATAATGAGTTTAGCTTATTAGATACAATTACAGATAATAAAATAGGTCACACTGTATTAGATCCTTGGAGACAAGCTAATGTACAAGGTCATTAGGTTAACTTAGATAAGAAGTATAGTGAACTGTCTTCTACTGAAGGATTATGGGTTCCTCAACTAGAAAATGCTAAAGACTATTTAAATTCTAAACAAGAATTAATAGACTTAAATAGGGATATAGAGCTTAATGGGTATAACTGGTCTGATTCACAATTAGCTGCAGCCTATACTCGTTAGAATGAATTGAGCCAAAAAATTGCTCAATTAGAACCTGCTGTTAAGGAAATGGCTAGAACTAATCCTTATCTGCAGGATATATTTTATGAAACAAGACCTCAAGAACTATTTAAGAATCGTGAGAAGTTTGGTAGTGTTAAAGATTATTTAAAATATTTAACTTATGACTACCTTAATGCAAATTACTCTGCTGACTTAAATCCCAATAATAACTTTAAACACATGTTGTCTGCTGAGGGAGTTAATACTATATTTGGTAATATAGGTAAACTCAGTCCTGAACAAATGTAGTTTATGTGGGATAGTAGAAATAAGAATGATATGAATTCTCTTTCTACACAAGTAAGTTAGTTAGATGAAGCTTTACAGGTAGCTAATGCCAGAAAGAAATATAAAGAAGAAGATATTCAAGCTGAGATTAACACTATCAAGAAAGGTAATCTATTATTCGATCCTACTAAGATAGACCCAGAATTCAAAGCTAAATTCGAGAGAAACGAAATTAGTATCTACGATCCTATGAGTTGGTATTACGCATTGCCTCATTTAGGTAGTAGTTACTCAGAATTTGGAGCTATGATTGGTCAAATGGGAGCCAGTGCTATATTGAATAGAGTAGCTAAAGTAGCTCTCTCTGCAAGCTCTGGTGGTACTTTACCTTTGTTATATGCTATGACTGAAGCTGGAGTTAACTATGCCATAGCTTCTTATATGCGCGATAGTGAAACATCTTCAGAAGCATTCTCTGCATATCAAGAAAGAGTACTTAATGGTGCTAATGAATTAGGTATTAATATTTCTAATATTACTAATCAGACGAAGTCTAGATTGGCTTCATTAGGCTATCCTGTAAATGATATGGATGATTATGAAATATTTCAAGCATCCGTAGCACAACAGTTAAAGACTGACGATCCAAGATATAACGAAATACTTGACGAATCTAAAAAGGGTTTAGAAGTATTAAAACAGACTAACTCAGCCTTATCTATTCCTGATTATGTAGAATTTACTTTATTCTCATATGGTGGCCAATGGCTGTCTAGAGCGTATGGTATGCGTAGATTACTGGGTAAGACTCCTAACATGGCTACTTCTGCTGAAATGGCTTAGTCAGTATCTAATAGAGGATTAGCTGAGGCAGGTAATTCCATACTTGATAATACCCTTACCAGAGTAGCTGATAAGATATCTAAGAACCCTATGGGTAAAGTAGCTACTAAGGATGCTTTAAGTACTATTACTAAATTAGGTAAAGCTTTAGGATTAAGTTATTTTACTGAACGTACTGAAGAAGGTGTTCAGAATTTAGTATCTAGTAGATATCAAAAAGGAGATTATGATAATGCTGAAGGATATTCTTTGTTAAGTGGTGCAGCCAATATGGCTAATCTAGGATTAGAAGCCAACTTAGCTTACTATGGAATACATCCAGATAATACTCTTAATACAGATAAGGATCTTATCAATGAAATGAAGATTGGTGGATTTACTGGTTTGTTTATGACAGGAGTATATGGAGCTAGGGATGTATATGAAGGCACTAAGCAGGTATTAACAGACAATAAACTTAGAGGTCTTACTGCTGATCATTATGCTGATGCTGAAAGAGATAACAAAATAGATCAGTTTATCTCCGCTTCTAAGTAGAATGGTAATAACTTTGGTAGAATACGTAACTCTTTACAATCATTGAAACAATATAAGCCAGAAGGTGTAACTGATGAAATGATTGATGAAGACATAGCTTTAGCTAATACTGTATCTACTTATGTCTCTAATAAAGAACTTAATGATATAGCTAATCAAATTAATGCTACTTTTGGTGATACACAATATAATCAGATTATCAAGAATGCCATTAATTTACGTGATAGATTGAATGATCAGACACAAGCTTCTGAAAATTCTACTAAAGCTATTGAAGAACTTGAATCTAAAATACGTAATGATAATACGTTAGATAGTATGTTTAGACTAATGTATAATCAATATGTAGACGAATTAGAAGGAGATGAAGCAATAGACTTTGTTCAATATAGAGAGAGTGCTATTAATAATCTTATAAATAATACTTATTTTAAAGTTCTTAATACTATTGATACGGAGCTATCTAATAGAAAGCAAGATTTAAAACGTCTAAAGTAGGACTTAAACTTAGACGTCAACATAGATGGTATATCTGGAATTCAATAGTATATTAAGAATCTAAAGAAATAGAATAAAAGAACAACAGAGCAACAAGAAGCATTAAACGCTATAGCTCTTCCCTATCAAGAGGAATTAGAACAAGCTCTTACTGAGAAGTTTATTAATGACGGAGCTACACAAGATCTTATTCAACATAATGCTGCATATATCGTCGGTTCTTATGCTGGCGATACAAGACTTTATAGACCTACTTGGGATAATATAACAGATGCTCAAAGACAATCTATACTTACTAATGCAGCTAATGAAGATGAAGCTAATGGAAGACAGCCTAGATCTGAACAACAGGTAATCAAAGACTACAATGACAAAGTAAATAAGGAGTGGGATGAAAGCGAGAACTTAGCTGATAAGCAATCACTTTATAAGCGTAGAGCTGTATCTGTTATTCAAAGAGATTTAATACGTAGAGATAGCAAAGAACAGGTAGCAAGACAGGAAAAAGAAGAAGAGTAGGGTACTCCTGCAGAAGAACCTGTAGTTGATGAAGATACTCAAACTGTAACTACTGAGGAACCTGCTACTTTAGAACAACCTTCTCCAGCTGAGAAAACTGAATCTCCTATGGATACAATGGAAGAAAATACTCCTCCTGTTGTACCTCAGGATGAGATGAAGGAAAAAGAAGATGAGGATAGTAAAACTATTTCTTAGATTGAAACTCTTGTAAATAAATTGGAATAGGAAGCAAATCCTGAATTAGAGACATTACCTCAAGAATTACTCGATGAAGAAGAAGCTAGAGAGTATGAATTAGACGATACTTATGTTGATGATACAGAGCGTACTAAGGTATAGGAGGAAGCTGTTAATAACAATTAGGATAATGACGATAATTCTAAATTAGATATAGAGATAGCCACCAATGCTGTAGAAGAAGTAACTCCAGAAAATCCTATTAATGATTCTGCTGAAGAAGCAGCAAACGATGATTCTCAGTCTTCATTTGAAGAAGAAAAAGAAGACAAAGACGTTCCTTCTACTATAGAGGAAAAGAAACCAAAAGTACCTGAAGTACAAACACCAGAACCTTCTCCTAGCATTGAACCTACTCCTGCTCTAATATAGGAAGCATAGAAAGATAAAGTAGCTCCTCCTACTCTTGAAGAAGGTAAAGCATCTGAGGTATACATTGACCCTGCTACAGATGAAGTAAAATGGGATCCTACTATGCAATAGAATCCGGATAACTCTATTACTATAGGAGAAGAAATGCTTCAAGTACAAAATGTATTTGACGAAATGTATGATGATGGATTTACTGGTCCTGCTACGTATGCTAATGATACAGCAGATATGGACGAACGTAATCCTATTATTACTAAGAGTAAACAAAAGAGAGCTTACATAGCTAATACTTTCTTCTACTTACCTACTACTGATGAAGTAATGCCTATTACAGTAGCAGGCAAACCTGTTACATTCATTACAAAGGATGGCAAAGCAGCTGAACGTAGACCTGGCTCTGTATTAGCAGTTAACCTGGCTACTCCAGGATGGCTTAGTACGGTAGATGACGCATATTATGTGGTAACCTCAAGTACACATAATATGAGTGGTGGAGATACCGCATTGAAGAACTTAGCTATACATCTGATTATAGAAAAAGATGGTATAGTATATAATACTTCTTTAAGAGCTATTACTCAAAGTCTGAGAGATGACCTACTTAATCTTGGTATGACTCCTGAAGATGTAGATGCTCAGATTAGCCGTTTGCTTGCCCTTAGAACTAAGATCATCAAACAATACGCACCGAACTATTTTACAGATGGTAGATTGCCTCTAGAGGCAGCAAAACACGTTAAACCTACTAATATGCGTATCAGCAATGGTACTCTTAATAACATAGTAGATGAAAACGGTAATCCTGTTTATAGACATTTGAATGAAGTTGACGACTTTTAGATACCTAGTGATGGTCACAAATTAACAGAAGCTATTGTTACTGGAGATGTAGAAATAGGATACGGTACTGGGCCATTTGGTTTAAATCCCTTTAGTATTGTAAAACTAGATTAGACTGACGATACTTCTGTTCAAGGTACTGGATATGCTGGTAAATTGTATTATGTTCCTAAAGTAGAAAATACTCCGTCATAGAATAGTACTTTGCCTATAATGTTAGCAGAAGAATTACATCGAATACCCAATGTAAATAATTATAGTGAAATATAGTTAAGTAAGAATGTAGATGGTACTATCAATAGAGATGAAAACGGTAAGCCTATTCCTATGAGTACCGCAGAGTTCATTTACGAACTTATGGTTAATGGATTCTTCCATAATGAAATAGATGAATTCTTACTTGGTATTCTTGCTAATAATGGGGATAAGACTATTGTATCTGGTTTAACAGATAAAGAAAAAGTTTCTCTTAACTTCTTGGTAAGAAAGTAGTTAAATGTATATGAAAATGCTCTTGGTAAAAGATTCTTTGTAAATGGAGCATTAAGAGATTATACTAATCCTAGAATGGGTTATACTACTCGTTATACTAAACTTGACGGTATTACTGACTCATAGAAGAAAAGAATCGTATATGAGATATCACAGAATATACACTGGAATACAGATAAAGATTTATTAATGTCCCGTATTCCTGAGTAGGTAGTAAATGGTATGATTAGAGTAATAACTAATCATCCTGAATTAGCATCTAATGATGATACTCAAATACGTTTCGGTAATGATGCCATTACTTTCTCTCTTAGAGAATTAGGTTATAGTAAATAGAATGGTAAACTTGTAAAAGTTAATGAGCCTATTCTTATGGCTGCTTGGTTTATCAATCATGGCAAGATAAAGACTGACTTAGGTGATCATGCTTTTAAAGCTCCTTTTGTATATGCGGATGATGTGAAAGTAGTAGAATCATAGAAGAAGGCTTCTACTGCTACAAGATCTTCTGTTGCTTCTAATGGACAGACTATAGCTACTCAATCTCCAGTTAAGGCTACTCCTGAAAAGAAACAAGGTACTCCTAAACAACCGGTGATAGCTGAACCTGCTACACAAGAGAATCTTGATAAATATGGTCTTACTATTCCTTCTAATTAGAAATTGCTTCCTGGTCATACTTGGGGTATTATTACTAATAGACAAGGTAAGAAGATTGTATTATAGACTCCTAAAGATAAAGTAGCAGGAGTATTCTCTACAGTAAGAGGTACTAATACACTTAATGCTGAATCTGCTAGAAAATGGTTAGTAGATACGCTTGGATTGGATCCAGAGAATATTATAGTGACTAATGCTATGTTTGCTACTGGTTCTAATGAAAAGGCATATGGTATTATGAGAATGGTAGTCAATGCTATTACTCAAGAAATAATGCCACAAATAGGTTTATCTTTACAATCTGGAGAAGGTGTAGAATATCATGAAGCATTTCACTATGTTAGTTTACTGTTACTGAATGAAGCTCAACGTAGAGCTGTATATCAAGAGTATGTCAACACTCATAGTGAAGCTAGAGATTATACTGAACAGTAGGTTGAAGAAGCTCTCGCAGAGGAATTTAGAAGTTATATGATTAATGAAAAGAATCCTTCTCTGCGATATAAAATCGTCAAATTTTTTAAGAATGTAAGAGACTATATTAGAGCTTTATTTGGTAAACCTAACTTCCCTAGACAGTTATTTAAAGCTATTAAACAAGGATAGTTTAAAGATTATAAAGTAGCTGATACTATAGCTGAAGAATTCTATAGAAAACATCCATATGGAGTAACATATTATATACCTGGTCTTACTGCAGAGCAGATTAATAATATGCCTAACATATTTGACTCTCAGACCTTTTATAGTGTAGCTAATTCATTGACTTCTACAGCTCTTTCAATGTATAATATTAGAACTATTGATGATGTTCATGCATTAGATATAGATGGTATGTTCGATACTATTCAGGATAGAATAGATGCAGGTTGGATTGCTGAGGAATACATACCGTTAGTAGAGGATGTCGTAAGTAATAAAGATATATTTAAGAAGAATATATTGAGTAGACTTAATCAATTAGGTATTAAAGAAGTAGATAAGCAACAGACTGAAGAAGATAATAGATTAGATACTGAAACTGGTGATAATCCTGATAACACTTGGGATAAAAATCAAGGAGATATATCTAAGAAAGATAATATTGCATTCAGAGCTAAACTGTTCTTCTATTCTGTACCTAAGTATGAATATACATTTATTAGAGATGAACAGACTGGAGTAGTTACTAGAGAAATAGCTCCAGTATTAGATGAAATATTTAGTATTCCTACTACTGAATCATTCAATATTGTATGGAATAAGATAATGGAGAATTTATGGGATATTGATTCTTATCAAGATATTATTGATACTACAGCTAGATTAGCTGAAACAGATCCCACATTCTATGCATTGAATGAAATGTTTACATCTGAAGAGAATCCTATTGACGATAATACTAAAACTCAGCTAGAGACTACAATTAAGTCAGCTAAAATTCAGATGAATACGATTGAGGCTAAATCGGATACTCCTAATATTACATATGATATGTCAGATGAATAGAGGGATTTTGAAACAGCTGCTGCTCTTAAGAGATCTATTTGGGAAGTGTTAGACAGTGATAATCTTAGAAAGATTAGACGTTTACCATCAAGATGGTCTAAGGCATTTTTTGCATCCGCTAATGTAAAAGTGGATGATAACGGATAGAGATATCTCGATCCTAACGCTGTTAAGTATGTCAATTCACGAAGAACCAGACTTAATATATTGGCTACTAAAGCTAAGAAGTTAAAGAAAAATATGCCTGATAGTGAATTAGTACTACAGGAAATGAAAGATAATTTCATACAAATATGTAATGCTATTCAAATACCATTTGATGAATTAGCTCTTAATTATTTATTGTCTTAGATGCCAGATTCTAACATTACAGATAATGAACAATTAAACAAGTTTATTTCATTCTGGTCTTCTAAGAAAAGATAGAGCTTTAATAACGGTGTATTAGGTGATATCGTAGCTCTTGGCTTATCAGGTAAATCTTATATTAAAAAGCGTTCTGGGCAAGGTACAGCAAGAACTATTGACCGTATATTCAATTATAGCTCTAAGGATGCTCAGATTAATAAAATGGCTGTAGCATATGGTAAGGTACATCCGTCTCCACAAGAATTCAGTGTAGTAGGAGCAGATGGTGCTTTAGTATATCCTATTAGCGAAAATAATTATTTTTCAGATTAGGTACGTAATATCAATAAAGATGCTCATGGTAAAAGACAATAGATATTAGATACTCCTTATAGTAGAAGAAGTTTGATTGCAAATGCTAAAGATACTAACTTTAAGTTGCATAACTTCTTAGCACTTAATATAGGAGAATCAAGTCGTGATTACTTTAGCATTACACCTATTGAAGACTATATAGCTAAATTAACTCTTACCTTCAACAATCAGATGATACTACCTACTATGTCTGATAAAAAGACTTGGTACAGTATATCTGGTTTACAATTAGTAAGAGATACTATAACCTCTAAGTACGTTGATGAAGATACAGCTAATTACTATGCTGTATTAGGTGAAGAGATACCCGATGATGTGTCTTTAATCATTACTGATGATAGACGATTTAGTAAAAGAACTCTCGATATCTTTATTAATTACTGGTTAGATGAATTTGATGCAGTATTCGATTACTATGTTCATAAGCCATTTGTAGAGAAGAATCCTACTCTGAGAGTTGATAATTACCACGGTAAGATTAAGAATGGTAAGATGGACGCTAGTGGTAATGGTGGTAGATTTAGATACTTTAGTAGTCTTAGAGTTGGTGACAGAATCATTAATATTAACTAGGATTTAGCTAACCTCGAAAAAAATGGTTCTAATGAAGAAGTAATGTAGTATCTTAAAGATCTTAAAGTATTATTGCTCGGTTTTGAAAGAGTTAATAGTAGTGAAGAACTGACTACAAGTGCTAATATTTAT